AGAGAAACACGAGAAGATATCTGAGACACTTGATAGATTACATAATGATATAGATAAAATGTCGCATGGAGAACCTCCTATGACATTTATCAAAAGTAAGGGAATACCATCACCAGAGGATATAGGATAATGGCATTAGTAGGAATTACAGGTGCAGCATGCACAACAGGTCATGGATGTGATGCAGTAACTACTGTATTAGGTGGTAGTCCGAATGTAAAAATTGGAAATACTGGTGTGTTAACACAGGGTGATCCTTTAGCAGTACATACTATCAATAATGCACCACCTGGAATTCCACCGTGTATTAATCATCCTGGTCAAGTTGTCAACACAGGATCTACAAGTGTTTTCGTAAATGGAGAACCAATTGCGAGAGTGGGTGATTCTGTTGACATTGGTGGTACAATTACGGTAGGTAATGCAAAGAAAGTATTTGCAGGTGGTTGAATTTTATGATATAATATTATTAACTGAAACTTATTATGGCACTTTATAACAACTCAAATCAAACTAAAGAACCAAGACCAAAGAAGAGTCGTCAGGGAACTGGAAAACATTCAAAGTATTCTGCGACAGCTCGTAATGGTGCAAAGAAAAGATACAGAGGTCAGGGCAGATGACTGTATCTTTTGGAAATACTCTTGATCTCAAGAGAATTGCAGATTCTTTAGAAAGAATTGCCATTGCTTTGGAGGAAGGAGCACATGTAAACATAGATCATGCTCATATAGATGACATTGAGCATAACCATGTGGAGGGTGATATTAACAATCATCCTAAACAATGGTAAAAAAGGGCGTGATCTCCGAGCGAAGACTCCGAAATGGTACAAGTAATTGATAACGTAATATCTGAAGAACACCAAGATTATCTAATGGCTATATTTCACGATGATTTTGCGTGGTACATGTCGCCTACCGCATATGAAAAAGATGCGGTTTGGTCTAATAGTGCTGTACTATATTCTACGGATAAGAAAAAACCTATCATGAGTCCACGTCATATACATTTCTTACCTATATTGTTTAATGCTTGTAAGGAGCAAAACATTAAGGTTAAAGAAGTATTGCGTGTACGATGTGGACTATTCTACAAGAATGAAAATGTGAGCAAGCATAGGCATCATATTGATTTACTAGAACCACATAAAACTCTGATATACTATGCGAATGACAGTGATGGTCCTACAAACATCTGTGAGAAAGATGGTAAAATAATACAAAAGATACAACCAAAGAAAGGAAGATGTTTCATCATAGACGGAAGTGTTTGGCATTCATCATCTCATCCTAGAAAAACTCCTTATAGAATTGTGGTTAACATAAATTTTAAATAATGTACCAAGCACTACCAAAAGAATTACATGTAAAGGATAGTTCCATAGCAGGTCAAGGTATCTTCGCTAGAGAGGATATAGATGCTATGATGTATCTTGGTGTGTCTCATATTATAATAGATGATATGATATGGAGAACCCCTCTAGGAGGGTTTATAAACCATTCTGACGACCCTAACTGTATTAAGTGGTGCGAAGATAATATTTACTATGTGAAGACGATAAGAGAGATTAAGAAGGGCGAAGAGTTATTTTTAAAGTATACTTTTTATAAAGTAAGATAAAAGTCGCTAAATATAACTGACTTCGTATATTGTGGGAAAATGCCGACCACTTTATCCTATAAGGATATCAATATTACTTTTAAGAAGCATCCTGTTACTGATGACCTAGTTGTTAGTAAGGATGCTTCTGCTATTAAGCAAGCAATTATTAGTGTGTTGTTGACTAATAAAGGTGAACGGTTAATGAACCCTCAATATGGTTCTGATATACGAAGATATTTGTTTGAACCCTTAGATTATGGTACTAGTTATCAGATAAAAGAAAACATAAGGTTTTCCTTAGATAAATTTGAACCAAGAATTGTTGTTTCAAATATTAATTGTGTTCCTAATTTTGATGATAATGGATTTGATGTAGATTTAACTTATACAATAAGAGGAACAGACGAACCACCAGTAACTATAGAATTCTTCCTAGATAGGACGAGATAATGCCATATACCCAGTTAAACAACTTAGACTTCGTTGATATAAAGGTTGCTCTTAAAGATTACATGAGAGCACAAACGGATTTTACTGATTACGATTTTGAAGGATCTGCAATTAGTCAGATTCTAGATGTATTAGCATACAACACTTACTACACCGCATTTAATACCAATATGGTAGTGAATGAGTTGTTCTTAGATTCCGCAACTCTGCGGGATAACGTAGTATCTCTTGCTAAACAATTAGGGTATACTCCCAAATCCATTACAGCACCTCAAGCGTCTGTTGATATGTCATTGACATTCGCTGGTACTGCACCTGCGGAAGTAACCATAAAAGCAGGTAGTGGATTTGTTACAAATTACGATGGTAGTCTATATCGTTTTATATTAAAAGACAATATGAAGGTTCCTGTTGTCAATAGTGTAGCAACATTTACAAACATACCAATATTTGAAGGATCTCAAATTGTGTCTAGTAACATATTTGATACTAGTATTACTCAGAGATTTATTATTGAAAATGCTGGTACTGACATTAATACCTTAAATGTAAGAGTATTTGAATCATCTCAATCCAGTACATTTAAAGACTATAAACGAGCAAATAACATTTTAGATGTTGGTGCTGATGATGAGGTATATTTTGTTAGTGAGATAGAAGATGAAAAATACGAGATATTTTTTGGAGATGGAGTTCTCGGTAAAAAATTAGAGAACGCTAATGTAATTGAACTAAGTTATATTGTAACAAATGGTACTGCTACCAATGGTGCTAAGACTTTTACATTCAATGGTCTCATGGAGGATGAGAATGGTACCACTATAACTCTTCCTTTTTCTATAACATCCATCAATACATCTTCAATAGCGTCTGGTGGTGCTGATATAGAGACCATTGATAAAATTAAATTTAATGCTCCTAAGTTTTTTGGATCTCAGAATAGAGCAGTAACTGGTAATGATTACAAAGCAATTGTAAGAAATATATATCCTGCGGTAAGTGATATTATTGTGTTTGGTGGTGAGGAACAAGTGCCACCTGCGTATGGTAAAGTATTTCTTTCTGTTAAACCTACTGAAGCTGCAACATTGTCTTCATTTACTAAGAACGAATTAACACAGGAACTTAAGAAATTTAGTGTTGCATCTATTAGACCAGAATTTATTGATCCGTCTATCTTATTTCTAGAATTGACTAGTGACATTTATTACAGTAGTACAAAAACCCAGTTATTACCCACAGAGATAGCAACAAAAGCGTCTACAGCAATAGTTGAGTATTTAAAGACATCTCAAACTGAAAAGTTCAATGGTAAGTTTAGATACAGTAAATTTATTGGTGTCATTGATAATTCAGATATATCTATCAACTCAAATGTAACAAATGTTACTATGAGAAAAGATTTTATAGCACAGATCAACGCTTCATCGTTCTATGAGATATGTTATCAAAATCCATTTTTAATAGATTGTAATAATCCTGTTGTAACATCTACTGGTATGACAGTTTTTGAATTTCCTAATGTTACTTCGTTCTTAGAAGATAGAAATGGAAAATTAGTACTATATAGACTAGATCCTGTAAGTGGTGATAAGATTTTATTAGATGATTCTATAGGAACTGTTGATTATGAAAGAGGTGAGATTGTAATGAATAACTTTACTATTTTAAAGGGAACTTTTTCTGACAATCGTGTTGAATTAAGAGTTAAACCTAGAAATAGAGATATTGAAGTAAAACGTGAGATGTATCTAGACGTAGATGTATCAAAGAGTAAATTCATAGCATATAAAGAAGAGTAGGAATGCCAAAGACTGCTAATAGAATCTCATTTTTAGTTGATTCTCAACTTCCTGATTTTATCAACGAAGAGTATGAACTGTTTACGAAGTTCATACAAAAATACTATGAGCAATTAGAAATTCAAGGGCAACCATACGATATTGTTGAGAATCTTGCAACTTATCGTGATATTGATTTTTATGAACAAAATATACTTAAACAGCATGATAATTTGGACGGTAGTATTTCTAATAATGCTACTACAATTGTATTACAAGATGCAACCAGTTTTCCAAAACAAGGTGGATACGTAAAAATAAATGATGAGATAATTTTTTATGAAACTAGAACTAACACCACATTACAGAATTGTTCTAGGGGTATAAGTGGCAATACAACATTAGGAGACATCTACAACAAAAGTAAATTTGTTACAACCCAAGCATCTAGTCATACCAATGGATCTAAGGTATTAAATATCAGCAACCTTTTCTTATATGCGTTAATCAAAAGTTTTGAGACTGAATACTTAAATGATTTTCCAGAAGCGTTTTTGAACGACGCTGTTGATAAAAGAACTCTCATCAAAAATGTAAGTTCATTTTATCAATCAAAAGGAACTGATAAATCTATTAAATTTATATTTAAATGTTTAATTAAAGATGATCCTGAACCAGAAATTGCATATCCACGAGATTTTACACTAAAAAGTTCTGAGTCTAATTGGGTCAATAATTATTCTTTAAAGGTCAAGGTATTATCTGGTACAGTAACTGACTTAATTGGTAAAACAATTTCTCAAACAACGCCATTTGCATCTGCTATTGTTGATAACGTACGTTTTAATGGTACGTTTGATGGAGAAGATCTATACGAAATCATACTTAATGAAGCAAGTGTAAATGGAAACTTTTCTATAGCTGCAAGAACTAAGTTAACGGAATCTATTCTTGTTACTGACACTGTGGGTGACAGAGTTGATGTAGAATCTACAATGGGGTGGGATAAAGAAGGTGAGTTTACTATTGGTAATGAGGTCTTTACATTTGAAGATAAAAATGTTAATCAGTTTGTTATAAAAAGTAGACAAGGAACTACGACATATCCTATAGGAACACCTGTAACATTTGGTGCTAATGTATCTGGTGCTAATGTATCATTGTTAGTCTATGGTGTCTTATATAATGCGATTAATAAGACAGACGCACCATACTCAAATGTAGGTGATATACTTGAGATATCTGAACCAGGTTTTGTAACAAATGATATAAAAATCTTTGATGCACAGAATAATCTTCGTTGGACATTGCCTGGTGCTTCTCCACTAATTAGTGACTTAAACACCAATGTATCATCTATCTATGAGGATGGTGAGGGTTATTACATAGCTTCTTCAGGATTTCCTTCACATGTAATAGGTACAACAAACCAACCATCTGATACCAAAGATCAAAAGCAATTAAAAATTATTAGAAAAACACCAATATCTACAACTGAGACTTATGAGACTAAGTTTAGAGATGTAGGTATTGCTATTAACGGTATTCCATTTGCAAGTTATAAGGATGAGAGTGTAGTCTTCAATGGAGCTCTTCAATCTATTACAGTTAATCTTCGTGGTAATGGATATAAGGATGCTCCATTTGTATTGATTGATGGTGTGTCTGGTAATGCAACATCATCTTTATCTGGACAAGTATTAGAATCAATAACAATTAGAAATGCAGGTTCATATAATGCTATTCCAACTGTTGAGGTATTATCTGGTAGAAATGCTACTGCGACTGCTATAGTCACGAATGGAGAGATTACAAGCATCAGTGTTACTAATGCTGGTGAGTTCTATTCTACTCCACCAGAAGTTAGAATTACTGATAGTGTAGGAAAAGGTAGATTTGCAGATTATGTAGCTACTGTATCTGGTAGCGGTGCTGTGACTGGATTTACAAAGATTAATGGTGGTAACTTTTATTCACAAGAAAATGTTACAGTTGATTTAATTCCTGTTGGTTCTGGTGCTACCGCTACTGCTACTATCAAGGAATGGAGAAAAGACAAATATTTTATAAACAAAAATAATGTAGATTCTGATAATGGGTATTGGTTCCAAAATTTCAATCCTTCTAAAGGGCATGGATATGCTTATTATGCATCTCCCACTACATTGAGAGCAAATGATACAGGAGCATCTCATTCTCCTATATTAGGTTTTGCATATGATGGCAACCCCATATATGGTGCCTATGGGTTTTCTAATCCTCTAGACAGTTCTAGCGTTGTTACACAAATGAGTTCTAGTTATTTTAGAAATTCTACTAGAGTAGGACCGAGTACAACTACTTATCCTATAGGAACATTTATTGATGATTATACATTTAACGATGGATCTGGCACATTAGATAAAAATAATGGACGTTTTTGTGTAACTCCTGAATATCCTGAAGGGACTTATGCTTACTTTATTACTGTTGATAGTAATGGTGATCCTTTATTCCCATACATCATAGGTAAATGTTACTATTCTTTACCTTTAGAATCTAATTATAATTCTGAGATGACTCAGGATGATTTACCAGTTAATGCTAACAGGTTAAGAACCTCTGATATATCTAAAAATGGTGTACAAGCAATAGCAAAAATTGAAGATGTAACAAGAGGAGTTGTATCATCTGCTACAATTGTAAATAGCGGATCTAATTTTTCTGTTGGTGGTTCATTAGTAATTGACAACAGTGGTACAGAAGGATCAAATGTTGCTGGTGAAATTGATTCAGTCAAAGGAAAACCAGTATCGTCACTTGAATCTCAAACTACTAAAGTATTATATGTTGAACTTATTAATAATGGTTATCTTTTTGATGGTGATACTATCACACAAACAAATACAGGTGCTACAGGTAAAGTAGTTGGTAATGTATTTACTGCTAATAGATTTGCTTTACGTGCAGTAACAGGAACTTTTAATAGTACAGATGTACTATCTTCTAACACTAAAGTACTTAATTTAATTTTAGATCAACAATCATCATATACTAAAGGTGCTACTTTATCGTTTAGTGATGGTATTGCAGCTGCGGTTGCAACAGGTGAAGTATTGGAAACAACTGTAGATCAAAATACTGTCAAAATAAAAGTTTTATCAGGAACATTCAGTGTTTCTACTACTTTATTCTTAACAAGTTCTAACTTAATCAATACCACAGGTTCAAAAATTGTCTCTATAACATCATTAAGTGAAAATCTTCCTGTTTTCAAAATACAAGATAATGTGGCACTACTAACCACATCTTCTGCACATGGTGTTGGTGTTGGTGAGGAGATAAATGTTGATGTAAATCCAGATGATGCAGTATCAACAACAACTTACTATGTAAGGAAGAGAGTGTATCAGGAAGCAATCCTTCAAACCTCAGTTATAACAACGACTCTTAACGATAATAGTATTGGTAGATTTACTATATTAAATGGTGGTGGTGATTACACACAAAACACATATCTTGATATTGCATTGTCTGGTGGAGCAGGTTCTGGTGCAAAAGCAACTATAGTTGTTTCTTCTACTGGTGTTGTCAATAGTATTATACTAACAAATAAAGGAACTGGATATAATAGATTTGATATTCTTACAGTTGGAGCAACTGATTTAGGTAAAGCTACTAATTCTAGCAAACCAGACCTTAAAGTGCGTGTTGATCATGCAGGTTTTGCAGCTGAGAACATTGTATTGAATGTTGATAATTCTGATAACATTACAGTTAATGATTTTCTAAAAATTGGTAGTGAAATTGTAAAAGTTACTGCTAAGAATAATAATGCTCTAACTGTTGCAAGAGCACAGAACGCAACTACAGCAGTTGACCATTTTGACGGTGCTACTATTTCTGTGTTTGAATTTGGATATAACATTCCTGTCAATCATCCTGTAGGTAATACTATTAAGGATGCAAAGGTTCTTTCTTATGATCCATCTACTCAAAAGGCAGTATTCGTTTGGGATTATGATCAAACAGTATCATCAATCAATAAGATAACTTTATCAACAGTTTTTTATGATACTAGTGCAGATGTAAAACTTATACAAATAAAATCGGTTACTAATCCAGATGTTTACTTTGAATTTTCATTAGATAACACTACATTCATAAGAAATCAAATTATTGACATCAAAAATTATTACAAGTATAAATTTGATACTTCTCACGTATCAATGAATGGAGTTGGTTTTGATATTTCTCCAAGTAGAAATTTTAATCTTGTTACACCAGAAAAAACAGTAGCAGCAAATAACTCATTTGTTGATATTAAATTAGGTTTTGGGTCAAGAGTATCTACAAATACTCATGGTAAAAAACAACCAAGTTTATATACAAAATATTATTACTATGATAGAGATGGTTTAGTTAACTCTGAGATGTCATATCTTAATGTTGTTACTGATCCATTACAAGGAATTAAAAACTCATTATACGTTACAAGTACGCAAATTCTTTATTCTACTGAGACTCAAGCGTCTCATGATGGGACAGGAATTGTGTCTTACACATCTAAATCTTTATTTTCTGTTGGTAAAATTAATTCTATTAAGATTACTAATGTAGGTAATAACTATAAAAAAATTCCTATCGTAACTGGTATTGTTGATAATGATGGAAATATTGATTCCAATGTTAGTTGCTTTTTAAATAGCACAGATATTGGTGTACCTAGAAATATAAAAATCCATAATAATGGTGGATCTTATCATAGTGACCAAACAATAAAATCTAGTATTAGATCTAATTTTATTTTAACTTTATCTAATTTTACTAGTGATGGGTATAATGTTGGTGAAACAATAGTACAAAAATCTGGAACAACAGAGGTTGCTAAAGCAAAAGTAACATCATGGAGAAAAGGATCTAATATTCTTAGTGTATCAAATGTCACAGGCATTTTTAGAGAGAATCAACAGATTATCGGATTATCTGGTAATAAAACTGCAACTGTTGATAGCATTAGTTTTACAGAATTTACTCCTATCATCAAAACCTTCTTTGATAATATTGGTAAATTCACTTCTGATGTTGGAAAACTAAGTGATCAAAATCAAAAAATACATGATTCATATTTTTATCAAGATTTTTCATATTTAATTCAGTCAAAAACTCCTATAGATTCTTGGAGATCTTTAATAAAGGAAACTACACATCCTGCTGGTTTCAAGATGTTTGGTGAGGTTGATGTGGAATCTGCTGCCACAACACCCATGAGCAGTGATACTGTTACTACACACAATAGTTTTGTAGAACTTAAAACTAATATCACTGTACAAAGCACAACCAAACAAATTACACAACATTTAATATCTGCACAAACTACTACTATTGAAGATGGTGTTGGTTCTGTTGCAAAAGATGCTACTAACACAACTGAAATTAAATCATCTCAAATTAAGTTAAGTGCTCCTTTTGATGGTTCATTATCTAATAATGGTAATCTTGCAGGAACTAAAACTTTTGGTATCCTTGATATGAATAACAATGCGGTAACTCCATATAATGAGCAAGCATTGTTAATTACACTTGATGGTATATTCCAAGAACCAGGCGTTGCATATACTGTTTCTGGTAGCAACATAACATTTGCACAACCACCCCTAGGTCCTACAAATAAAAATAGTCAGGCAGTGCCTGGTGTAAGATTTTATGGAAAGAACTATCAATTTAAAAATGATACATTAAATGCTAAGTATCTAAGAAAAATTAAAAATATATTCCAAAAAAGTGGTAGATGGATTGATGCTGCTAATCAAATTGAACGTAATAGAGTATATCTACAATCAGAAACACTTGGTTATATAAAAAATAAATTTCCAAATGTTACATGGGGTAAGGTAGAGACAAAATGTTATAGAGATATTGGACTTGTAGCAGATGCATTAGCAAACGATATAAGATTTGGTGGTAACTCCTACACCGTTACTGCTATTGAGAAGTATTTTAATAACGATATATTAGATTATATCATAGGAGAGTTACAAGAGACTACAGAAGCATATGAGTACCTTGTAGGTCTTGCAAAATTAGCAATCAATAACACTCTTCCTACAGGAACATATACAACTGTTCCTCCATACATTAATACCAATATTATTGTTGATCCTGACCCTAATAAGTGTGCTGATGTTGTAGCAGCATTATCAACTCTTGGAGAGGTAATAGAAAAAACACTTGCTGGTGGTGTAGGAACCATACCAATTTCGTATCCCGATTATATTGATGGTAAAAATACAATATTTGAATTGTATTATGAAGATGGTACAGGTTTATCAACAGATCCAAATGAAAATTTATTGATAGGAATTAGTGGTGTTGTACAACACGATTCTGCATATAGTATTGATAGAACATCTGTACCTAATAAAGTTGTATTTTCTAGTCCACCTATTTGGAGTCAAGGAGTAAATACAAAAACACTACAAGAAGGAATTGCAGTTGATAAATTCTTTGCACATAGTATAGGAAGTTATCTTAGATGTGAGATTGATAAGAATGATATTCCAACAGGATCTAATGGTGCATTCTTAATACTTAATAGTGATGATAAGAAGGTTATCAATATTTCTGATCCTCAATTTGCTCTTGTATTCATTGATGGTGTATTACAGAGAGATCAAGACTCATATATCATTAACGGACCTACTATCACATTCTCAAGAAAAATTTTCCAAGATAGTAATATAGAAATACTATATCTTTATGGTAGAGATATTTCACAGAGTATAACTCTGTATGATTATGAAAGAAGTGAGTATTACAATGAGATCATAGTTAGATTTACTGGTGTTAGTGGAGATTTTGATGAATTTGAAAATTGGTGGGGTAAATTTAACCAAACTGATATGGTTGCGTATCAGAAAGTTGGGGGAATTAAAAAATTTATTGGTAGTTTAAAACATTACTATATTGAGGGTAATGATTTAGTAATACAAATTGCAGGTTTCAATCCTGATGTTGATGGTAGTGATATATTCTTTTCTGGTTTGGATGATTTTAGTGATGAGATATCTCTGTCACAATCACGTACCGTAACTGTAACTACAAATTCTGATAACACATACAGAATGCAAAGAAATGCATCTAGATGGTTGTATGGAACTAAGAAAGCAGATGAAGCGTTCTACGTTAGAAAAAATGGTTTTGCTAATCTAAACAAAGGTGATCTTATTAAGATTAATGGTGAAAATGAGTATAGAACAATTAATGAGTTACCTCAATACTTTGAACCTAAGACCTATCTGCCAGGTGATGACCCCTCTAATAGTTTCTTTGGTTCGGTTGCTACTACTAATTACAATGGTGAAGAAAAAGGTATTGGGTTTGCCGTATCTTGTACTATTTCAAATGGTTCGGTTGACACTATAACATGGGATAAAAACATCCCTGTGTCTGGATATAGTAAAGCACCTATATTACATTTTGTCCCTGTAAATCAAGCAGGTGGAGGTGCTAGAGCAGAGGTTATTGTTGTTGATGGCACTATTGTAGATATTGTATTGACAAATGGTGGTTCTGGATATACAAAAGTACCAAGAGTTGTTGTTGCAAAACAATATTCTATTAAAAAGCAAAATAGAAAGATTGATTCGTTTGTAAATTTAATTTTACATAATCAATTCTCTAGCATTGCTCAACCAGGTCCTGTTAATGCAGAAAGTTCTGTTGTGTTTACTAAGTCTGGTAGTGGAACAACAAATCCAGATGCTGCTATTGTAGGTACAATGATATCTCCTGCTGCTTTTGGTGGTACGGTAATAACAGTTGAACTTCCTTCTATTGCACTTGATCAAGCATCAACATTTATTGTTAGGCAAGAATTACTTTACATTCGTCCACCAAGCACAGGAACTGCTGATGTTAAAACATCAGATTCTAATATAAAGGTACGTCTTGAACTTGATAGAAGTATTGAGTCTCAACCAGTTCTTTCAAATCAAATATGGAAGGTAACTGTATATCAATTTGGATTTACAGATTATCGTTTCTGGTCTACTCCACCTAGCGGTTTTGCTAATACAACTTTACGACCATCATTCCAGATGTGGGAGAATGCTAAATTTATGGATACAGGAAACGTGCTACATAATGGTGTATCTGTTTCCGCATATACAATTGAGGAGTTTGCACGTTGGGGATTTGATCTTGAGGACTTCTCTAGTTATCCTGGATCAGGTATATCTGATGCTGGATATGCATTCAATGTTGGGTATCCAAGTATAAATCATTATTTGGGAAGGATAAATCAAAACTTAAACAGTACTGATACTATTGTTTATGTAGAAAATACTACTAATTTTTCCGCAACGGGAACTTTACAGTTAGGAAAGGAACAGATCACCTATACTGGTAAACAGAGTGATCGTTTTACAGGATGTGTAAGAGGTGTTAATGGCACTACCGCACAATCTCATGATACTAGTGAACCTTTCTTTAGAAGTGCGTAATAAATACGTATAAATAAACCAGATTCAGTCTTATAAAATCACGAGCTTAGACAATGGCAGCTATTATTTCAGAAAAGTTTAGAATCTTCAATGCGAAGCAATTCTTAGAGTCGCTTAGTGAAGCGTCAGCAACCAACATGTATTTTTTCGTTGGTCGTCCTCAAAAATGGTACGCTTACTTAGAAATTTACAATGTAAGTGGAACATTTCAAGTAGGAGAAACAGTTACAGGTGGAGGTTTAAGCGGAACAGTACAAGAAGTTCATGCTAACAGTCTTCTCATTGCTACTACTAATACCACAGCAGCACCAGCAACAGGATCCACAATCACAGGTGGAACTTCAACTGCTACTGCTAAGGCATCAACATATAGATTTGCTACTGAAGATGCTCCTCCTGCTCCAATAGACAATCAAAATGAAAAAGCTGCTGTATATGATGATTTGATTGCTGCCAAACGTATCACATCAACATTTGCTCGTCTTGTTGCTCCTCGTTATAACTGGAGTTTATCAACAAATCCTAAGTTTGACATGTATCGTCCTAATTACTCTCCTACACCTGGTGGAGGTGGAGCAATTGGTGTGCAGACTGCATTGGGTAGTTCCGCATTATCTGGATCTAAGTATTATGTTATGAACGCCAATTATGAGGTGTTTAAGTGTTTATATAATGGTCAAACACCTGCTAACCCAACAGGTATTAACGCTGTATATGAACCAAAAACTACTCCTACTGCTGGTCAAGGTACATATGCAAATGGTCTTTTTGTTGAGAGTGCTACAGGATATATTTGGAAGTATATGTACACTCTTTCTACTTCTGATGTCATAGCGTTTTTATCAAGTGACTTTCTTCCAATATCAACATATGCAGGTACTGCTGTTGTTGATGGTGCAGTTCATATTGCATTAGTCAAAGATGGTGGTGGTAACATGCCTACAAATGGAACAGTTTATGTTCCTGTTGATGGTGATGGATCTGGTGCAATCGTTAAGATTACTACAAGTGGTTCTGGAACAATTTCTACTGTAGAAATGCAAGATGTTGGTAGTGGATACACATATGGTAATGTGCGTTTAGTTAATGGTAACATCTATACAGATACTGCATTATCCAATGCTGCTAACATTAATGCTAGTGCTACTGGTGCTGTTGAAGTAATCATGTCACCTGAAGGTGGACATGGTTCTGATCTTGCTGCTGAGTTTTTTGCTAAGAGAGTTATGACGAATATCCGTCTAACTTATGCAGAAGGATCTGGAGACTTCCCAGTTGATAATGACTTCCGTAGAATCGGAATTATTCAAGATCCATTTAATTTTGGTACTACTACTGTTGCTAGTGCAAGTACTCTTCGTGGTACTGCTGCACTTAAGTTAACAGGTAGTGGTGACTATACCATTGATGAAGAAATTACACAAACTGTTAGTGGTGGTACTGCTAAGGGTAGAGTTGTTTCATGGGATTCAACCAATGGTATTTTAAAATATTTCCAATCCCCTGACCTCCATACACATAATGGTAAAGTTCTAGCATTTGATCATGCTACAAATAATGTGACAGGTGCTACATCATCAACCGCACGTCCTATTGATGGAAACCAAGATACAGCACTTGCTGACATCTCTTTCACAGACGGAAAATCAAATCCTGAAATCGCACCTAACTCTGGAGATATTGTATACATAGAGAACAGAAGACAAATTACTAGAGCTGCTGACCAAATAGAGGACATTAAGCTCGTAATTGAATTTTAATAAATCCAAAAAGAGATAAAGTGAGATGCCTCAGAAGACGAACCTAAACGTAGCTCCATACTACGATGATTTTGACCAGGATAAAAACTTTTACAAGGTTCTTTTTCGTCCTGGCTACTCAATCCAAGCGAGAGAGTTAACCCAGTTACAGTCAAGTCTCCAAAATCAAATTGAAAGTTTTGGTAAATATGCTTTTAAACAGGGTGAACTTGTCATACCTGGCGAAGTTGCTCTTAACACTAAATTAAATTTTGTCAAATTATCATCTGTATCGGAAATTCCAACCAATATAGATGGTAATATTGTATTTAAAAAGTATGATATTAGTTTACTGAAAGGACAACAATTAAGAGGATTATCATCTGGCGTTACTGCTAGTGTAGTTGAAGCAATTGTTGCAACAGAAACTACTTCTGATGTTGTATATGTTAATTATATTAATAGTGGTAATGCAGGCGATGAGGAAACATTCCGTCAAGGTGAGACTTTAGAAGTTATAGACGGAGTAAATACACCACTATTAGTGGTTGGAACCGATGGAAGCGTACTTCCTACTAGTATTTCTATTACTGATCCTGACACAGGTGCATCGTCATCGCTCATAAGTAATGCGATGGGATTTGCTTCTGCTGTAAAAGTAGAAGAGGGAATTTATTTTGTAAATGGATATTTTGTAAGAAACTCTTCTCAATTGTTAGTAATTGACAAGTATTATGATAAACCATCTACAAAGGTTGGATTTAAAATTACAGAAAGTATAATCTCAGCTGAGACTGATGAGACTTTATATGATAACGCTATTGGGTCAAGCAATTTTAGTGCACCAGGTGCAGATAGATTAAAAATAGATTTAACATTAACACAGTTTGAATTTAATGCACCTACAGATAAAAACTTTATACAACTGTTAACCATTAAATCTGGTGCTGTACAAAGTCAAATAATACCAACTGATTATAATCTTTTAGAAAATACTCTTGCAAGAAGAACATTTGATGAGTCTGGAGATTATGTTGTAGATGATTTTTCTATTGATATTAGAGAATATTTACAGACAGATGGCAACTTAGGTGTATATTCTCCTGATTCAGTTACTGGATTAGTTAATGGATTTACAACTACAGTAGCAGCAGAAAAATTACTAGCAAGCATAGGTCCTGGTAAGGCATATGTTAAAGGTTTTGAAATTGTTAATAAAGAAACAAAATACTTAACTGTTAATAAAGCAAGAGAAACTCTTAATAGATCTGACATTCGTTTAAAATCTAGTGGATTGCCCACTTACAAAGTTAACAATACTTTTGGTACAGTTCCATTAAACGCAGAAGGATCTGATTTAACTTCTTATCCTAATATATTCTTATGTGCTAATTTTAACGATGGTTCTATTGGATTAAACAATACTGAAACTGTAACTGATTTAAAACAAACTACAGATCGTCGTGGTAACTTTTTTGACATTGATACAGGTCTTAAAACAATTTATCTAAAGATTGATAGTGGTGTAAACATTGATAATATTGGCGGTTCTGCTACAACTGATAATGACTCAAAGTTAGCAGCAATATCAAATCTTTGGTTTGTTATTAGTAGAACTAATACTGGTTCTCCATCAGTGGTTGGCAACGTATCTGGAGTTGCACTTTCTATTGTAAGTAGAATAGAAGTTGATTCTAATACATCTAACACATTTTTTGAAGTTACTGTTAGTGGTAAAAAAAGTCATCTAGATGAATTTTTACTTGAGTTTGACAGTGGAGATTCAGATAAAAATAGAAAATTATTCTTGACAGAAAATGATGCAAAAAATGGATCTGCTACAGAATTTGCTACTATCGTTGATTATAATGAAACTATTACACCTGTCATAGGATTAACAAAACCAAGTAATGTTACTCTTATAGAAAAAGGTTCTGGATTTAATCCAGATATAGATGTTGTAGTTTCTAAAGGAAGACAATCTAATGGTAGTGCTGTATACAATACCACATTTGGGTTATCTTATTTTGATCCTCAATTCTTTACTAAGTTAACTCTAGATGAACCAATTTCTGTTACAGGTAGTTTTGGTAATGGACAATATGTTTTTGGTCTTCAAAGTGGTGCTTATGGTGTTATAGAAGGTGCAACGGATAAATCATTTACTTCAAATAAAACATTAATGGTTAAAACACTGTTTGGAACTTTCCAATCTGGTGAACCAATTAGAGATGAAGGCAACAATACTTTAAGGATTCGTAAAGACAATACAATATCTCATTTTGTTGTTACTTCTAGAGGATCAAATTATAATGTAGGAACAAAATTAAGAATTGATGGTGTTGATTTTGATATATCAAAAATTAATTTAACACTCTCTGGAAATTCAGTTATAAGTGCGGAGATTGTAAATAGAGATCTTGTTAATGTAGAATATTCAAGACCTCCTATTGTTACTGTAGTTAATCCTAGTGGTGGTGCGGGTACTGGTGCAGTTGTTACTCCAGTTCTTGCAAGAGATTCAGTGGTTACATATACACCACAAAATGTCAAATCATTCTTCTGCGAGTTTGGTTCTGGCAATGCTAATAAGTATACTGCTGATATTGAAATCAATAGAGAAAAATATGCTGAGGTTACATCAGTAACAGACTTTACATTTAGTGGTAAACTTGGTGAAAAATTTATAGAATGTAATGGATTCGGTGGAGATACTTCTAGATTTTTACAGCAAGGAGATTTAATACAATTTACTGATGTAACTGATACAACTATTCGTGCAATTGTTCAACAAGCTACACAACCATCTGGAGTATTAAAATCTAGAATTTATCTAGATAGATCTTTATCTGCTAATGTAACAAATGGTAGTGTTGTTAGAGTAAGACCTGCAATCAGTAATTTTAATTCTGGTGCTCTTATTTACAAAACAGGAACTAATCAAGTTAGTTCACTTGTATCAAGTGCTGATGATTCTAAGATAGAATACTTCCTAAGAAGAGATTTTGTAAGCACTGGTAGTGGATTAACTAATGGTGGATTTGCTTTTGCTGCACAATTAGATTTTGGTACACAAAGATTTGTCTCATTCAGTGAAAGTAATTTCTTAATTACTGTTCTTAATCCTGGCGTTACATCTGGGACCTCTCTCATATCTGAGGGTGATGTATTGTTTATCACTTCAGATCAAGTAACTATCACATCATCTATTGATGCTTCAAGCGGACTTACTTCTGGTAGTGTTACATTAAATCTTCCAGATAATTATTTTGGTTCTGCATCTTCAACATACAGTGCATTTCCTAAACTTAAGTTAACTGCTACTTTAGAAGTTACTAAGGCAAAACCAAGACTTAAGACTTCTATTGAAAATAAGAGAATTGTTATAGATTCTGTCGGTGATAGAGTTCTTCCTCTAAGAGGAACTGACTATGATACAACTAGTACAACTGTATCAACATATGCTGATGTATACAATTTAAGATATGTTTACATGGGATCATCATCTGATGCTCCAACTGTAGATAAGAATGGAACTCTTGTTAGTGGTACAGATATTACAAATAGATTTACATTTGATAATGGACAAAGAGACACTCTATATGATGTTTCTAGAATTGTTTTAAAACCAGGTGCTGACGTTCCAACAGGAAAAATTGTAGTTGCTTTTGATTATTTTGAACATACAGCTGGAGATTTCTGTGTAGTAGATTCTTACTTGCACGAAGCTGGTGTTACAGCTGATAAGATTCCAACATATAATTCACCCGCATTAGGTAATGTTAATTTGAGTGATGTTCTTGATTTTAGACCTAAAGTAGATAGTGCTGCAATTATTTCTGGTTTCCAAAATAGTGCTACCACTAATGCGACTTTACTAGGTGCTGCAAATACAAGATCATTTACAGGTAGTGGTGGTATTGTTTCTAGTACACCTGCACCTGATAATGGGTTAGAATATACATTCTCATTTACACAGAAACAGTATCTAGATCGTATTGATGGAGTCTTTTTAAACAACAAGGGTGATTTTATTATTAAAGAGGGTAACTCCTCTCTCAATCCATCTAAACCTGATCCAGTTGGTGATGCTATTGCACTAGCATATCTTTATATTCCTGCATTTACACAATCAAATAAAGATGTAAGAATTTCTCCTGTTGATAATAAGCGTTATACAATGCGTGATATCGGCAAATTAGAAAAAAGAATTGAAAGATTAGAATACTATACAACATTGAGTATACTTGAGCAACAAGCACTCAATATGGAAATTATTGATAGTAGTGGAAATAATCGTTTTAAGAGTGGTTTTATAGTAGACAATTTTGAGACACATAGAATTGGTTCATTAAGATCCGTTGATTACAAGTGTGCTATTGACACACAACAATCTGTAATGAGAGCACAATCTAAAGAAGAATCACTTAATTTAAAAGAAGTTTATACCAGAGATGATCAAAGAACAACTGCTGGTTACAAAAGGATTGGAGATCGTGTAACTTTACCATATACAGAACTAAAATTACTTGGTAATGATTTTGCTACTAAAACAATAAATCCAAATCCATTTGTTGTATTACAATATGTTGGAGATTCATTTATAGGACCTAGTGTTGATTCTTGGTATGATAATAGCACAGCACCATTAGTAAATGATAATAACACTAATTTATATTCTATATTCTTAGCAAAAGATAGTATAAGAGATTCTCTATCAAGTCTTTATAATTCATATAAAGTTAATTGGATAGGAGCAAATAGAGCATTCTTTAATATTGGATCTTTTGCTGAAACTAATAATAATCTTTCTAGTTCAACTGTTGCTAATGCTTCTGTTGGTAGTTCTTCTAACATTAGTCCTCAGAATAATGAAATTGGTAAAGGCATCAATACAAAGGGTGTTGGATCTAATGTTGTCGCTACATCTTTATCATTCTTCGCAAGAAGTATTCCTGTAAAATATGTAATCAATCGTTTAAAACCAAATACAACAGTATTTGCTTTTATGGAAGGTCAAAATATTGCTCGTTGGGTAAATCCTGACGCAAGATTTACAGGTATTGCTGGTAATTCTTTGTCTGCGTTTAATGGTTCTATTACAACAGATGAAAATGGAAATGCTAGTGGTATTATTTTAATACCTTCTGGAAAAGCACCTAGAGAAAATACTATATGGACTGGAAATGTAGATACTGTTCTTTATGACGATGCTTCAAGTGAAGTTAGATTTACTACAGGTATCAAAACAATAAGATTTACATCAAGTTCAACTGATGCTGATAAAAATGCAGTAGAAACATATGCTGAAGTAAAATTCTATGCTACTGGAGCAATTCCTGATAATCCATCTTCAATCATATCTACATCTCCTGCATTCTTTAAAGCAAATGAAGGAACACAATTGACAGCAAGTAACACTGCTAATCCAATTAGACCTAATCCTCTTGCTCAAACATTTAAGGTTGAGAATTTTGATGGTGGTGTATTTACAACAGGTGTTGATTTATACTTCTCTGCTAAGAGTGATAAAATTCCTATTAGAGTATATCTAACAGATGTACAAAATGGAAAACCTGGTAAAAACATTGTGCCTGGCACACAAAAAGTTATTTCTCCAGATACTTTCTTGAGAGTAATTGCTAGTTCTACTTTAGAAGTTACTAAAGGAGAAAAAGTAACTGGTAGTATATCTAATGCATCAGGTCCTATTTCTAGAGTGTTTGATAAAAATAAAATTGAAGTTACTCCATCTTCTGCTGGCGTATTTACATTAACAAATGATCAAGTATATACATTAGTTCTTGATAATCATACTGGTGTATCTTTCCAACAAGATGAAATATTAAATGTACCTTCTTTAATACTTGCTAACAATACTAGTAACACAACTAACACTTTTAAAATAGTAAAAGATTCTGGTAGAGTAACTGGATTATCGGTAACTAATACTGGATCATCTTATGAATCTGCTATTGTAACTATTGAGAGTCCTCAGTTACCTGGCGGTGGTACTGCAACTGCAACTGTTAGAGTTGGCGATGGTAAAGTTTATAATTCTGAAGTAGTTCTTTCTGGTTCTGAATATACCGAACCACCTGCTGTTATTATTGCAGGTACAGGTACAGGAAATGCTGGTGCTGTAATATCATCTTCTATTACCATTGATAGTCCAGCTGTTAGAATGGGTATTGCTATTGATGATGCATCAACCAACACTGTTAATTCTACAACTGCAACTAATTTTGCTTTTGATTATCCTGTTTACTTAGAAAATGATACTGAGTATGCTCTAGTATTAGAAACAGATTCTGTTGATTATCTTGTATGGGCATCTAAATTAGGTGAGGTAGAAATTGCTACAAGTACAACTGTTACAACACAACCTTTGCTTGGATCTCTTTATAAGTCTCAGAACACTAATGATTGGACTGAAGATTTATTTGAAGATCTCAAATTTAATATTAATCGTGCTAAATTTGATATTTCTAGAACTGCGTCATTACTTCTTACAAATGAAGAACTTGGATATGAAAAACTTGATGTTGATCCGATAGAAACTAACGCAGAAGCAAATACTGGTGCTACGTCATCGTTATTTAAAAATAATAATTTTAAGGTTAAAGTTAATCATTTTGACAATGGATTTGAAGATTCTGGAAAATCATATGTATTCTTTAAATCAGCAACTAATGTTGGTGGAGTAACTGCAACTAAATTAAATTCTGAATTATATCAAGTAAGTAATAGTGGTATTGATAGTTATGTAATCACAACATCTAACAGAGCATCTTCTAATGCATTTGGTGGTGGTACAAATGTACTAGCATCTTATAATAGAAAGTTTGAAAAAGTTCATGCTATTATTCCTAATCTTTCATTCTCACAAACTAAGATTGATTCTACAGTTAAAACTACTAATATTAAACCTGTAGATGATAATGTAGGAACATTTGAATCATATACACAATCAGATTATGAGAAGACATTTTTAAACGAAGATTTCTTCTTTATTAATCAAAAAGTTATTGCGTCAACTATTAATGAATCTATTAATAATATTAGTAGATCTATTACATATAAACTTGATCTTTCAAGTACAGTTGACTCTCTTTCTCCACTAGTAGATCTTTCTAGAGCATCTCTTAAAACTATTTCTAATAGAGTAGAATATGTTGCTGGTAAAGAAGATAGATTTGGACGTAGAGATCAGATTCTAGAATTTTATCCTGTGTACCAATTCTCAGTTACAAATACACATAGTGGAGTTAACTTTACAGCTCCTGGCACTAATGTACAAGGATTAGATACAGTTACAGGTGTTACAAGTAATGCTTCTGGAAAACTTGTTAAAGTTGATGGTGCTAATTTAACTGTGGTTGTTAAAACAACCAATACATTTTTAGCTGGTGAAACATTGAAATTTACCACACAAACAGCGTTAAATGATAATGGTACAAATAAAGTTACTGTTAACAATGCTTCTATTACACAGATTGTTCCTCAGTTCCCTAATACAACAGCAGTAAGTAAAATAATTGCTAGAAGTCCAGATGGATTTGCGAATACTTATAATAATATAATTGATGGTTCTATTGTTTTATGGGATAGTAAAGCAGGTCAATTAACTATCACAAATGATAAACAACCAGTAAATGATGATTACACAAGTAAAGCAACTGGGATTGCTAATGATCCATTTGCTAGAAATTCTATTGTAGATTCACAAGCAACTGACATCTTCCGTGTAGATGATTACATCTCATATACAGGTCAAACAACTGGCGAAGAAGGATTTATTCAAGTATCAAAAGTTACATATACTGATGGTGTAGATTTTATATCAGATATTGAATCAAAAAATAGTTCTAATGTTGCTAAGTATGTAACAAAAGAAGTCGCTATTGAAAATCCAGCAACAGGAATTAACGTAAAAATTACTGCTAATACCAGTGACATAAACAACATCGGACTCCTATATAGAATAAAGAAATCTTCATCACAAGAAAACTTTGAAGACATTGAGTGGGTATACTTTAATGATATAGGAATACCAGATAATGATGCGATTGCAACTTCAGAAAACGCTATTAGTGGCATTACTGAAAAACAATCATCTTATCAGGAGTTAAGTTATAGCGTTGAAGATCTTCCTGAGTTTTCATCATTTGCTGTAAAACTTATAATGAAATCACGTAATCCCGCTTATGTTCCTAAGATTCAAGATCTAAGAGCTGTCGCATCATACTAATTAGAGGATCAATACAATGCCACAAAGAAATGTAGCAACAAATTTTACCTTTGAGCAACAAAGGCAAGAAATTAATTTACTCGCTGCTGATTTTACAACTTTTGAATCAACAGTAAATACTGCTGCTCCTACTTATTTAAAACATGATGGTAGTAATGATTTTACTGGTCAAACTCTAGCAGTACCTAATGCCTTCACAATCAATTCTAACAGTGGTAGTGGTACTGTTACGATAAGTGGAAATTTAAATGTCACAGGAACTACTACAACGGTCAATACGACTAATCTTGAAATCACTGACAAAAATATTTTAATTTCTAAAGGAAGCACTAGTGATGCTCAGGCTGATGGTGCAGGTATTACGATTGACTCTGCTACAGATATAACATTTAATTTTGTTGATGCTAATGATGCTCTTGTGAGTAGTATTGGTCTTGAAGGGACTACTTTCTTAAAAGCACCTCGTGGTCAGTTTACAGGAAATACTTCTCCTACCACTGGATCTGGTGTTGAGATAAATGCACCTGATGCGAATACTGGACAGATCATTTCTTATGATAGAGGAACTACTGCATATAAAGAATTAAGAGTTAAAGGTTCTTCTGTTGGAATTTATGGAGGAACTACTAATGCTTTAGTTGGTAGTTTTAGTAGCACTGGTCTTTCTGTAACAGGAACTATATCTTCATCTGATGATGTAATAATTACTGGTGCAAACAAAACATTTAAGGCAGAGAGTTCAAGTTCAGGTGATTATGTTAGAATGTATGCTGGCAGTGGTACAGGTCAGTGGGATATTTATGGTAATGGTGATAATTTAAGATTTAGTGATAATGCGTCTGCTGGTAGCGTAATATTTGACAGAAACGTAGATGCAAACAGTGGTCTTGATGTTAGTGGTGCTTTAAATATTGACGGGAATAGTAGCAACACTACACAATTTTCTGGATACGACGCTTTAAGAATACACAATGCTAATGGTTCTGCTCTTGGTATTACTGCTGACATGTATTTCACCGTAGGTACAGGAACTACCAATAGAGGTGCATCAATTGGAGTAGAATATTCAAATCCAGGTCCTGGTAATGCTTTATATTTTGCCACCAATCCTAACGCTATTACTAGTAATGATACTCTTGAAGAGAGGATGCGAATCACACCTGATGGTAAAGTTGGAATAAATTATACATCTCCAGATCAAGCAGTCCTAGAAGTTCAAGGTGCTCAAGAATTTGCATCTTCAGCAAATGATTTAGCAACTTCAGTTACAAAAGCAGCACTTAGAGTTAAGGGTGCTACTAACAGTTCTGATTCTCTTTGGATAGGAGTTGAAACTGTTAATGCTTTTCCTTATTTACAAGGAGCAAACGGTGTTGGAAATAATGCTAAAAATTTATTGTTAAATCCGTTTGGTGGTAAAGTCGGTATCAATGAAACTAATCCACAAGGATTTTTGGATGTAAGATCAACTACTGATTTAGGATCCATCTTTAGAAGAGACTATGGTGGAGTTGTTTCAAATGATTCCAGTAAACTTGCTATGACCATTTGGGGTCAAGATCATGATCAATCGGTTAATGGAACTGGAACAGATCAATCTGGACCTATGATTGGTTTCGGTGGAAGAATTGATGATGCTAATCCAAATATAGCTGATATTCGTGCAGGTATTTCATATTCATATAATGGTAATCTAACTTTTCATGCAAAATCTGGTTCAAATTCTGGAAAAGGTATTACAGACGGTTCACATGAAAGACTTCGTATTGATGGTACGACAGGTAATTTGCTTATTGGATCTAATAATAGTAAGTCTTATCACAATGCTGCTGTAAGTGTTTCTGCAAACACCTCTAACCTATTAGAATTGAGAACTGATGACGGTACTGATACTAATTATGTGAAGAGATGGGCACATTCATTTGTTCGTGCAACAAGTGAAAGCACTCATGATATACTTACTCTTACTAATACTGGTGGTAATTCACATGTTGTGATTGAACTTAAAATGTATTGCGTTGCTGCTGCAAATGCTCAAGCAGGAATTATTACAGCATATGCAGATGCAAGAAGAACTGGATCGGATTCTGGATACACTCTTGGTCAACAAACACCAAGCATAAACTTCATCGTAGGAACTAGTATTGCTGTCGGATCTCTTGCTTGGACTAGTAATGGTGCTGGTGGTGGTACTCTTAAGTATACTACTGATGCAAACAATAACTATGTGAAGTACAATGTTGAAATCACTGTATGGGCACATGATAGAATGAACATCACATTCCCTTAATAAAAAATGAATGAACCATATAAAAGTAAAAGACAATGATCATCTCTATAGGGATGTTAATTCAGGTGCAATCATAAATACCGATAGGTCTTCGTTTGAGAAATATAAGAGGTCTAAGTTAAAGTTTCAAAATATGGAACATGAATTAGATTATCTAAAAGGTGAGTTAAGTGAGATCAAGTCTCTATTAAAGCAATTGGTTAATCCTGATGGTATTAAGGAACGTCCCAAAAACTGATACTTTTGAACAGCAAAGGAAAGAAATTAATGAATTAGCTGTTGATGTATTCAATTTAAAACAGCAAGTAGATACATTTAATCTAGATGACCTTGTTGATGTAACAGCATCTGGTGCGACAAATTCACAAATAATAAAATACAATGGTACTGAATGGGTTCTTGACACGGACATCGTTAGTACCAGTTTTTCTATCATAACTGCTAGTCCAGCTGGTAATGGATCCTTATCATATAATAATACAAATGGCACATTTACATTTACTCCAGCAAATTTAAGTCTTTACAGACTTAATACAGCAACACTTAATGACATTCCTGGTGTAATTATAAGTAATCCAGTAAATACCCATGTTCTTCAATATGATGGTAGTTCTTGGGTTAATCAACCACTTACGGGTATTTCTGATATTAATGATATTGGAAATGTATTTATTAGTAATGTTCAGAATAATCAGGTATTAAAATACGATAGCACCAATAATAGATGGACAAATGCTGTTGATGCTGGTGGAACTCAAATCAACACTCTCAATGACATTGGTAATGTTACTGATACAAATACACAAAATGGTCAACTATTAAAATATAATTCTGGTGCAGGTAGGTGGGAAAATTTTACACCCACATATATCTCATCATTTACAGAAACAGATCCTATATTTTCTGCTTCTGTTGCATCTGGCATTACATCAACATTAATTAATAATTGGAATACAGCACATGGTTGGGGTAATCATGCTGCACAAGGTTATCTACTTCCTGTTCTGACCAACCTACAGACTGATGAGATGTTACGTTGGAATGGATCTAACTGGGTTAATGAACCAACCACACAACACTTAGCACAATTTAAATCTGATTGGGCAGAACAAGATAGTTCAAAACCATCATTTATTTTAAACAAACCATCTCTTGCAACTGTAGCAACTACTGGTAGTTTTACAGATCTAACACAAAGAACATTAGCAAATCTAACTGATGTATCTACAGTTGGAGCAGTTAATGGACATATATTAAAATATAATGGTAGCAGTTGGGAATCTGCTCCAGATATAATAACTCTTGAGGGATTATCTAATGTTAGTATTACTAGTCCTACCAATGGACAAGTATTAAAATATAATGGGACTAGTTGGATTAATGATACTGATATTTCTGGTAGTGGTGGAGGTAGCAGTTCTGTAACAGTTTCTGACACAGCACCATCAAATCCTAGTAGCGGAGATTTATGGTATAAATCTGATGAAGGTCAACTTAAGGTTTGGTATGAAGATGGATCTAGTAATCAATGGGTAGATACTTCTAACAACGCTGGTGGAGGTGGTGGTAGCAGTTCTAGTGGAGCTAATGTTAGTGTCTCTGATACTCCTCCTACAAATCCAACTCCACAAAACGGTGATCTTTGGTACAAATCAAATGAGGGTAGATTAAAAGTTCGTTATCACGATGTTGATAGTCAACAATGGGTAGATGCATTTCCTATATTAGATGCACCTACTTATGGGTATTCTATTTCAGCAGAGCAAGGAACAGGTAGTGCTGCAAAGTTTAGATTGACAGGAACAGGGGATGTAGCAGGAACTGATGATATTGAATTTAGAGGTGCTGATGGTATCACAGTAGAAAGAACAGATGCTAATACCTTAACCTTTAGACAAGGTGCAGGTGGAGGTGGAACTTATACTGATAATGATGCTAAAGACGCTGCTTCTGCAATGATTCTTGGTGGCACACATCAAAATATATCATTTACTTACGATAGTGTAAACAAAACATTAAGTGCTACTGCACAAGCAGGTGGTGGAGGTGGAGGAGGTACGACATATGATCTTACTGGTAGTAATAACACAAGTAACCAAGCATTATTAAATTTAGTTCCTGCAAGTGGAACCACAGATACAATTGAATTTGTAGGTAGTAATGGAACTGATATTTCTTGGGATGGTTCTAACAATAAGATTACAGTTAATAGCACTGCTCCTGTTCAATCTGATTGGGATGCCACGTCTGGTTTGGCACAGATACTTAATAAACCTAGCATACCAAGTGCATACACACTACCTATTGCTAGTGTATCAGTTCTTGGTGGTATTAAGGTAGGAAATAATTTAACAATATCAGCAGATGGCACGTTAAGTGCAGTACAGGGAAATTACACATTACCAACAGCTTCTACTACTGTCCTTGGTGGTGTTAAAATTGACGGGACTTCTATTACTATTGATGGTAATGGGGTTATCAGTTCATCAGGAGGGTCAACAACACCATCTATTACTGATTTAACAGGAACTACTAATTCAGTTGCACCAGGAGCAACAGTTGATCTAAATATTAATGGTTATAAAGGGTACGTTCTATATAAGATTACATCTTCTGTAGAGGCGTGGATTAGAGTTTTTGTTGATGATGCATCTAGACAAGCAGATGATACTAGAAGTGAAGGATCCGATCCAACGCCAGGTGGAGGTGTAATTGCTGAGGTAAGAACATCAGGTTCCAATCAAAGTGTATTGGTCACACCTGGCGTTATGGGATTCAACAATGATAATCCTAGAACTACAACAATGTATATCTCAGTTGTAAACAGAAGTAATACATCTTCTGCGATAGATATAACATTAACCGCATTAAAAATAGGGGAATAGTAAAAATGGCAGTTACTATAGGAACTGAATTGGTAAACAATGGCAACAGTGGTTGGACAAACGCTGATGTTATGAATGCCTTAGAAAAAGTTTTCTATGACATGGGATTCAATAGCGGTTCTCAGGAAGATGGTGTTCCTATTGCTATCTTATATCCTGGTTTTAATTTATCTCAATCTAGCAACTTTGCCAGATGTATTAGATATCATTACGATGCAACTCCCATACCAGATGGAGATGATGCATTTGCAAAATGTGGTGGATCTGCTATAACTTGGACAAATTATTCAAGACGTTTATATGTAACTAATAATGGCACAACATCATATCAAATTGCTGAAGAAATAAGACCAACTAGTTCTGGTTCTAGTAATATAATAGATCTCAGTGGTAATATGGATCCAATTATATTTCCTACAGGAACAAAACTTAATTACACTGGTCAAGGATCTGATGTATTTACTGGACTTAGTTCTGGCAATACTTATTATATGAGAAGAGTTGATGATAATTCAATTACATTACATAATTCAGAATCGGATGCTAATAATAACGTAGGTATAATTCCCATAACTTATACATCAATGTCTGATCCAAAACATTTCAGAAAAGATTCTCAGACAAATCCAACCATAACAGTTTCAAAAGGAGATCAAATTAGAGTTCATGTAAATTCAAATGATGGTGGTGATTTTAGATTTTGTGATTTTGTAAAAGGTGCTGCATATGCATCAGATAGAGATTTTCATAATGATGATAACATATATTCATCTGTTCAACGAATAACTGGTAGTGGAACTTATCTTGATCCTTACCTATGGGACACTGAATATTTTAGACAAACAGAAAATGAAGTTTTAGATCCAACACAAATTGATGGCACTGGATATACAGGAATACATGCCTATGGTTATGCTAATACCGTTAATTCAAGTATGAAAGGTAATGTCGTTATAAATTTTGGATTAGACAATACAAGTTATAATAATAGGGCATATTACAAATACACTGTACCTGCTAGTGGTAGTAGAGGTGAATTAAAATTGAGAATATTTCGTGATGAAGGGGGCACTGACAAAGGAACAATTAGTGGTATCCTAATTTGTAGTAAAGCAACTGGATGGTCTGACAATGAAGTATTTACAATTCCTGGTACTGCAATAGGTGGTTCTACACCTGCAAATGATATTGTATTTGGAACTAACACAGATGAAACTAGTGTTGGTGCTGCTGATGGTATATGTAGTATCCTTACTACAAGTTTAGGTGCTGGTGCAAATATGTATCAGAAACATCCTGATGGTTCTTTTGGTGTTTTAAGAATTGAAAATGATGCTAATAAAAAATTTGGCACTACTTATTGGGGATTTACTTTACACAGTAATAATTATCAACTTAAAATTTACTCTGGTTCTGGATGGTCATATCTGAATAGACTAGGAAAACATTTTGTTTACGATTCTAGTTATCCAGGATATTTTGGTTGTTTTAATGGTGATATGGGATTAGATTATGGTAGTGGACTTCAGTATATGAGCAGAGATTCAACTACATATTATGATGTTCATGATTATGCTACAAGTGCAGGACCTACAAACTATACATTAAAAATAAGATATCATAAAGCACAAGCACCACAAGATACTAATTTTGCTGTGATATCATTCATACAAACAATTAATGGTGTAGACAGAACATATTTTACTTTTGCATTACATAAAGGATCAACATTTGGTGGAAACGTATGGGATCTAGATGATGTTTTCTTAGGAACTTATACTGATTTTAGAACTCAATGGCAATCACAAAAATCTCATGATAAATATGTGCAAACTAGATATATGACTTCTACTGGTTATTCATCAGGAGGTAGTTTTGGTGTTAATGCCGATCCCGTATCAAGTCAATCATTAGCACGAGAAGCATCATATGGTTATCTTAGAAATACTGGTGGAGATTTTGTAGCAGTTACTCAGTACAATACTAACATTAATGGTTTTAATCAAACTAGTGAACAGGATGTCCATGTATATTATAGAAGTAATACTTATGATTTTTATCAAAATACTCAAGATGTATTTCAATTAAAAGCAGATCAAAAAGCTTCAGTGGGAGTAAATTATTACAAACCCATAAAAGGACTTCCTATTTCATATAATTTAGCACCTTGTCCATATTACATACCTGATGATTTTGTAATGATAATGGCAGAGGTATCTCCTGGTGCAACAGAATTTTTGCCAGGTGATACAGTAACTATTAGTGCGAGTGAAGTTTATACCGTTGTCAATGCTGATAATTTAACTAATCAAACTGGTCAAGATGGTATTGCAAATAATACAGCTGAAGGTATGTTATTCTGTGCGAGGACAACATAATGGCAAATTTCAATTTCATAAATGAATCTCCAGTAACAATGGAGAATCCTTCTATAGAATTCAAAGCAACGACAGCAACTGCTTTTAATCCACTAACAACATCTTCTAGTGCGAGAGCACAAGGACAAACAGATGTTCTTCAAAATAGTTTTGTATTTACTGGTCTTGAAAAATCTATTCGTGGATTTATACATGGTAGAAGACCTGTGTATAATTTAAAATTCCCAAGAGGATATTATAACAAATAACAATGGCAATTAATTTTCCTGACAATCCCAACCCAAATGATATCCATACTGATGGTGGTAAATCGTGGATATGGGATGGAACCACTTGGAAAATTTATAGTAGTTCTACTAGTGGAATAGGACTTGGTGATCTTTCTGTAAACACTTCTTCAGTAGGTACAGCATCATTATCTTATAATCAATCAACTGGCGTATTTACATATACTCCACCAGATTTATCATCATATATTACACAACAATACACATTACCAACCGCTTCTACTACAGTTCTTGGTGGTGTAAAAGTTGACGGATCCTCAATCAATATTGATGCTAATGGAGTAATTAGTGGAGCAAGTACGTACAGTTTACCAACCGCAACTACCACTGTTCTTGGTGGTGTAAAAATTGACGGAACTTCTATCACTATCAATAATGGTGTAATTACTGCGTCATCATCATCCACTACAACTAACTTAAATTTAACAGATGAATCTGGAGACACAGAATGTTTTCCAGTTTTTTGTGGTGCTCCAACAAATAATCAAACTCCACACACAAATTCATCTTTTAAATTTAATTCTACATCTGGAGAATTGTCCGCAGGTAGTTTTAAAAAGATAGGAGGATCATCATCAGAATTTTTAAAAGCAGATGGTAGTATAGACAGTACTACTTATTTGTCATCAAATCCATCATATACTCTTAACGATCTTAGTAATGTAGATGCAACAACTAACTTAGCAAATGGTAAGATTCTTAAATATGATCTTAGTACAACATCTTGGGTAGTGGCAGATGATGGTGGTGGAGCAGGCAGTGGAGGTGGTAATGTTGCTGTAGGATCTGTAATGATGTGGTCTGGTTCGGTAGCTAGTATTCCTACAGGTTGGCAATTATGCGATGGCACTAATGGATCACCAGATTTGAGAGATAAGTTTGTTATTGGTGCAGGTAATAATTACAGTGTTGGTGCGACTGGTGGTTCTGCAACTGATACAGTCAATATTTCTGGTTCTGACACAGTTACTATCTCAGGATCTGATACAGTCAATATAACCATCAGTGGAACTACTGGTGGTGCAACTGAAGGTGGTGGTGGTTATCCAAGTAGCGGTTATAATGCCCATCAGCACTCTTTTAGTGGTTCAGGTTCTGATACTGTTACTATCACAGGATCTGATACAGTTAATATTTCTGGATCTGATACTGTTAATACAATACCTCCATACTACGCTCTTTGTTATATTTACTGTACAGCCACTGGTAGTAATCAAACTTTTATTGGACTAGATGATACACCTATTTCTCATAATAATGGTAAGTACTTACAATCTAATGGTAGTGCTCTTATATGGGTAGATCCTCCCTCTGGATTTTCTGGTAACTATAATGATCTATCTAATAAACCTACTTTATTTTCTGGATCGTATAACGATCTATCTAATAAACCAAATTTATTTGATGGTACTTGGTCATCTTTAAGTGGTAAACCTACATTATTTTCTGGATCATATACTGATCTAACAAATAAACCTACTTTATTTGATGGCACTTGGTCATCCTTAAGTGGTAAACCTACAATACCATCAACTCTTAATGATCTTACTGATGTAGATGCGACGACTGGTGCTGCTGTTGGTAAAATTCTTAAGTACAATGGGTCTTCTTGGGAACTTGCAGATGATGCAACAGGTGGTGGTGTATCACAAATTCAATCTGATTGGAATCAAAGTAATAGTGGTTCAGTAGATTTTATTAAAAATAAACCAACTTTGTTTTCTGGATCATATAACGATCTATCTAATAAACCAACTTTGTTTTCTGGATCATATAACGATCTATCTAACAAACCTACAATATTTTCTGGATCATGGAATGATCTATCAGATAAACCTACATTAGTTACACAACTTAGTCAGTTAAGTGATGTTAATTTTTCTGGATCACCTGCTAATGATTCCATTCTTAAATGGAGTTCTTCAACTGGTCAATGGGTGGTAGGAACTCAATCAGGTGGATTTTCTGGTAACTATAATGATCTATCTAACAAACCTACATTGTTCTCTGGATCATGGAATGATCTATCCAATAAACCTACATTGTTCTCTGGATCATGGAATGATCTATCCAATAAACCTACTTTGTTTGATGGTACTTGGTCATCTTTAAGTGGTAAACCTACCATACCTGATGCTGATAAAATAATAGAAGGCAATACAAGTGCGGAAATAGTTGATGGTGGATCTGGATATTTTAAAGTTGTGATAGATGGTACTGAGAGGTTTAGAGTACAAAATAATGGTGAAACAATTCTCAAAAGAACTAATACATCTGTAGAAGGTGGTCATTTACAATTTGAAGATTCTGACGGTGTTCAATCATTTGCAATTGATGTATATGGAACTACTACCTCTAATTCTAGATTGAGGTTTATTGATCAAGTAACAAACACTCAAAGATTTGCAATCAATAGATCTGGTGCTTTTGGAGTTGGTCAGGTTGATGTAGAAGATTATGGATCATCAGGAGAAGTATTAATTAGTCAAGGTTCTAGTTCACAACCTATATGGGGATCTGTTAGTAGCACTGTACCAGTTGTTGAATCGGTAATACGAACTAGTGATATATCAACTAGTTCCCAATCCTATCAAACAGCACATGTTTTAACTGTTAATCCAAACGTATCTAGTTCATCATTGTTAATTGTTGCTGCTGGTATGATGGGATCATGGCGACAAGACGATTATGATGACCCAGAAAAAAACAGATGTGAAGCAGTATTATATAGAGATAGTTCTATAATAGGAACATCTTGTGTAAGTAGTTTAGCAGATCATAGTGGTGACTCTGGTTATACTAATACAGGTTTTAATTTAACTGTTAAGGATACTAATAATCACGGTGGAAACAACGTAACATATTATCTTAAATTTAGACGATATGGTACTAATGATAATGGACCTGTTAAAATAATGAAGGGAACATCTTTAACAGTACAAGAACTTATTTAATGATATGGAACATGATTTAATTACAGCATTAATAGCACTAAGACCTAATTCAGAATGGTTGTTTGATGAAGATGATGGATATTCTGGTCTTACTTGGTTAGATAGTGGTACAACAAAACCAACAGAGGATGAAATTAATAATAAAATTACAGAACTGAATAATGCTGAACCAATGAAAGTGTTAAGAAAAAAAAGAAATGGGTTATTAGAATCTACAGATTGGACACAACAGATTGATATTCCCGAAGCAACTAGAACTAAGTGGCAATCTTATAGACAAGAATTAAGAGATCTTCCAGCAAATCAAACTCCTTCTGATATCAACTTATCAAACATTACTTGGCCAACAAAACCATCGTAAAATACTCATATAAATATTACTATATTACCATTTAATTATTATGGATCCTGCAAGTTTAAAAATTGAATTTGACAAACAATTAAAAGATGCTGAAGCAAAAATTGCTGAAGCGGAAAAGAATTTAAAACAACTTAACGAATACAAAACAAAATTGTTAGGTGGATTAGAAACATTGGAGTTACTCTCCCCAAAAACGCAGGATGGAGTCCAAGAGCAATCGCCACCTCTTACAGAACCAGAAATACAGGAGACCCCTTTAGAATCCACAGCGGTCTCTTCTGACTAAATAACCCTAGGGTATATTTTAGTTAAATGCCAGCAACAACAAAAAAGACCGTACAACCGTCTAATACGATTGAGTTTCAAAGACAGGTTATTAACGATATAGCAACTGATATTCATAGTGTTTTTACGGGCACTGCTGCTATCAACGCTGCTAGTATTCAAGTTGCTGGTTCGGATATTGGTACAATATCTGATGTAGATGATAAAACAATATATTTTTACTATGGTGGGTTTGATGTAGATTCTACTATAGGGTCACCTGCAAAACTAGCAGAAATATACAGTCACGAAGATGCAACAGTTGATATTGATGATACAATTACAGTAACTATAGATGATGATTGTGCATTGATTATTTCAGACACTACATCATATGAGTTTTTCTCAAATAATACTGAGCAAACTAATTCACAGAAATTGGTTGGATTTGCAGATAATATCAGAACATCCATTGTCAAAGACATGTTTCTAACTGGTAAAAAGAAAGTTGGATATATTATTGTTCCAAGTTACGCCCAAGAAGATATACCTGTGGATATAGATGATACTTTTACTATGACTGTTGATGACGGAGCAGTATTGATTATATAAATAACACAGAATAGTACTCGCCAAATTACGGAATAGCATAGCATGTCAACATTAAGAGTAGATAATATTAAAGGTCGTACTGGTACGACTGTCACAATCCCAGACTCTCACAGTCTTGCAGTAACGGGTACAATGTCTGTTACTGGTACTCAAGCATTTACCGCAAGTGGTCAATTAAGTCTTCAAGGAGAGAACATCAATACGGGTACACGAGGAGACATTCTTTACTATGATGCTAACGGTAAGATTGCCAAGTTAAATATTGGTGCTGCTGGATCTGTTCTTAAAACTGACGGAACTGATGTATCTTGGGGTGGTATTGGTGGTGCTCCAACAGTTTACTATGTTTCTACTAATGGTGTTGATGCACAAGGTCGTGGTGGTTCTATTGATACAGCGTTTAGAAGTCTTAAGTATGCTTCTGGTTCTATAGGAACACCTGATGCATTAAATCCCGCAATCATTTTCATAAAGGCAGGTGTATACGAAGAAGTTCAACTTCCAATTGTTATTCCTCCATATACAACAATTGCTGGTGACAGTTTAAGATCAACTATTATTAAACCAGGTTCAGGACTAGATTCTGGTGGTTCTATTCTCAATACTCGTTCTACACTATTCCGTTGTAGTGATGGTACTATTATTCAAGATATTATTCTTGATGGTATGGGTGGATACACAGCAGGAAGTCCAGCATATAAACCCGAAAATGCAACAATTGGTGGTACTTATTTTGCATTGAATGCTGCTAGTCCAATTGCAACTAAATCACCTTACATCTATAATGTAACTTCGTTTGGTGATGGTGCTACTGGTGCATTAGTTGATGGTGCTTTACATAACTCTGGTAACAAGAGTATGTTATTCCATACATATACTGCTATTCATAGTGATGGTCTTGGAATTTATGCAAGAGACAATGGTGCTATTGAGATTATTAGTGGTTTTACATACTATTGTCAAGTAGGTTATGCTGCTACTGGTGGTGCTAAGATAAGATCTCTAAACTCCAGTAACTCTTATGGTGAGTATGGTGTGTACTCTGCTGGTTCAGATTCTACAGAAACAACAAATGACGGAACTGTTAAAGGTACAATGCTTACCTACACTAACGTCATTACAACAGCCTTTACTCTTGGTGAGCAAATAACTGGTGGAACATCAGGTGCTACTGCCTACGTTGCTAATGTTCAGTCAGAACCAAAAAGAATTTATATTGTAGGAAAGACAGGTACATTCCAAGCAAGTGAAACTGTAACAGGTGGTGCTTCTGGTGCTACTGCAACACTAGATTCTGGTGGTTCATTTGAAAGTAATCAGTCTGGTAGAATACTGGTAACACAATTTAGTAACTCAGCTGTTGCAGGTGACTCATTAGAATTTGCTCAGACAGATGGTAACGCTTATCAGATTCAGTCAGTAAGTTCTGTTACAGCAAATAGTGTTGCTTATCATGTAATTGTATTTTCTACCTCTAGAGCTACACCTGTTGCTGATGCTACAATCGTTAAATGTAGAAAGAGATTTAGTATTATTAGACTCACTGGTCACGACTTCTTACAAGTTGGTACTGGTGATAAAACAACAACTAACTGGCCAGGTGAACCAACACAATCTCCATCTCAGGCAGATCAGATTATCACTAACGCAACTGATCCAGGACGAGTTTACTATGTTGCAACTGATGACTTAGGTAATTTCTATGTTGGAGAATTCTTTAAGGTAGACCAAGCAACAGGTACAGCAACTCTTAACTCTTCTGCTTTTGATTTGAAGGGTCTTCAGTCATTACAACTTGGTGCTATTGGTGGACTTATTGGTGCTTCTATCAATGAATTCTCAACAGATGGCACTTTATCTCAAAACAGTGATGTTAAAGTTCCAACTCAACGTGCTGTAAAAACATATGTTGATGCTATTAGTTCCAGTAGTGGCGATTTTACTGTTGGAAATGACTTAACAGTTACTGGAAACATGACTGTTAATGGTACTACAAGTACAGTTAACTCTAGCAATACAACAATTTCTGATGTAAGAATAGAATTAGGAACTGGTACTACTGGTAGTGCTACTAAGGATGCTGGTATTATTATTGAACGTGGTTCTGATTCTAACGTCTTCATGGGATGGGATGAGAGTCAGAATAAAATTGTATTTGGTACTGGTACGTTTGATGGATCAACTGCTGGAAATGATTTAACATATAGTGATGCAGATGTAAAAGTAGGTCGTTTAGAAGTCAATAGACTTGTTGTTAATGAAATTCTTGAAAACGCAGATATTAAGACTGACACATTAACTGGAGCTAATGTTAATATTAACTTAGAAGATAATGCACTCCATTATTACACTAATAATGCAGGTGCTAACTGGGGATTTAATTTACGTGGAGGCCCATCTACTCAATTAAATGCAATGATGAATACTGGTGAGGTTATGACTGTTTCTATGTTGACTACACAAGGTGGAACAGCATATTATATGAACAGTTTTAAAATTGATAGTACTTCAGTTACAGTTAAATGGGCAAATGATACTGCTATATCGGCTGGTACTGCTAATGCAATTGATGTATATACTTTCTCAGTTGTTAAGACAGGAAATGCTGCTTGGACAGTTCTTGGTAGTATGTCCACTTATGGTTAAACAAACGGAGTTAAGATAAATGCCTTTTTTACAAACACTTGGTGGAGGATCCGTTTCGGGTTTTAGAACATTGGATAGTCAATATGAACCAGATGTAGCAGCTTCTGGAGGAATTGAATACGTCTGGTTTGACAGTGATGGATATAAACATAAAACACATATGTTTTTGGACAATGGTACATGGACATGTACTAAAGCTGATGGACCTATTGCTTTTGCAGCTGTTGCAGGTGGCGGTGGTGGTGCTGGTGGTCATGACGCTGACTGGTTTGGTGGCGGTGGTGGTGGAGCTGGTGGAGTTGTTTACTCTACTGCATACACAAATTACAGTGCTACTGGTCATGGTGCTTCTTTAGGTGGTGGAGGAGACGGTGGTGTTGGTGCTCCTCAAGGTGCGGGACCTGGTAGTGCAAATCCTGGTAATACTGGTGGAAATACTAACTTCTTTGGATTCCAAGCCAATGGTGGTGGTGGAGGTGGTAGATCAGGAACAGGTAACGACGCTAAAGATGGTGGATCTGGTGGTGGTCCAGGTTCTTCTGGAGGACATAATGAGTACGGTGTCACAAACCAAAATACATATGGATCAAATAATGTAGTTGGTGTTGGAAATCGTGGTGGTACAGGTTATTCCGATGGTTCGTATCCATATGGAGCAGGTGGCGGTGGTGCTGGTAGTCGTGGTGGAGATGTTCAACAAAACAATGGGAACAAGGCACAAGGTGGTGGATCTGGTGGTGGTGCAATAGATCTTAAATTTGTTTTTGGTGGTGCTACATCCCAATTTGCTGCTGGTGGAGGTGGCGGTGGTGCTGGTTCTACTCCCGATTCTGGTGGAAGTTATGGTGGACAAGGTGGTGATTCTGGATATGCAAATGATACCTATGATACTGCTATTGCTGGTGGCGAAATTGGTGGTACTGGTAGAGGAGGAGATACTGGATGGGGTATGAGAGAAGGATCAAGTGGTACTGATGGACTAGGTGGCGGCGGTGGTGGTGGTTGCGGAGGATATCAAGGTGGTTCTCCAAATGCCGAAGACAACACTGGACGTGGTGGTGATGGTGGACAAGGACTAGTAGGTGTCTCATATAAAATTAGTGAATCTGAGACGTTAGGAAATTCACAATCAAATCCCGCAACAAGTGCTAGAGCAATTAAAGCATCTAATTCTACTGCTGAGACAGGGATATATTGGATAAAACCATCAGGATATGGTGGTAGTGCATTTGAGGTATTCTGTGATATGGATACTGATGGTGGTGGTTGGATGCATGTTGCAACTTTCTGGGATGACCATAGAACTAGAGTTATGGGTGAAGATGGAGCAACATGGAAGAATTCATTTGCTCAATACAAATGGATGTGGGGTTATTTCTTACACAGAACGGATTCTGGAAACTATACATCAGCAAGTTCTCATGGTGGAAGATTTACAGATGATGAATATAACATGTTGGGATCTATAGGTTGGCCAGGTAATTTTGGTAAGAACTTTAAACATCCACAATTATATGCAAATGCTTCTTTAAACCAAGTTATGATGAAAGACCAAGGTTTGAGGTTGAGAAAACTTTGGTACACTGAAACATTTACATCTGTTGCTGATACTCGTGTTTTCTTTGGAAGAGGAAACAATATGTGGGTTGATGCAGGTACTCAAAGAAATAGTGGTGGCGGTGGTTTCAGACGTTTAAGTGTAACATCATACAGTCAAAACGATGATGTTTTTGCAAATGCAACAACAATATATTTTGGATTTGGTGAACCAAGTGGTACTGAAGAAAGTAACCAAGACCGTTCTATGATTACACCACAAGGTTTAAATAGTGAGTCTGTTTCTGCTACGCAAGGGATTGGTGTTTCCCGTGCAGATACTTCTAGTTATCAGAGATGTCGTAATATTGATAATCAATTTAGAGATGAACCAGGAGATTTAAACAGCAATGTTCAATACTCTTACACCATGTGGATTAGAGATACTAATTAAAAATTATGGCAGCAATTCCTTTAAATCTACTGTTAGAAAAGGGCACAGATTTTGATGCTACTTTCAATATCCAAAATGAGGATAATACAACTCCACTTAATTTAACAGGATATACAGCAGAAGCTAAAATGCGGAGAAGTTATTTTTCTACTACCGCAACAAGTTTTGTTGTTACATTTGTGGATCGTTATAATGGTATTTTAAAAATTGGATTAAACAATACTGCTACTTCTGCATTAGATCCAAGACGTTATGTTTATGATATAGTTTTAACATCACCACAAAGTATTAAGACAAGAGTTATAGAGGGAATTGTAGAAGTAACACCAGGAGTTACCTAATGCCTAATTATAACGTATCAGTAAAATCTTCTAACTATCAGGTTCTTTCTGAACCTCAGAAGAAATTTAATGTTGGTGTCAACTATGAGATTCCTAGTAAGTATCTTCAGTATGGTAACGAAATACTTGATACATCTAGTTGGGTATTTAATGGAACCAATACTGGATTTCCTCTAATTGATCCTGTTGGAGATCCATATACACCAGCAAATGATCAACAATTGATTGTTGCTATTGATGGTTTAGTGCAAGTTCCTGGTATTGATTACAGTACAAGTGGCACCAATTTAATTTTTACAACACCTCCAACTTCAGGACAAAAAGTTTATGTTGTAGGATTATCTACAACAGCAGATTTAACGAGAACAATTAATTTTGTTGTTGATGCTGGATCTGCACCAATGTCTTCTGGTATCAAAGGAGATATGACTCTTGATGTAACTGGCAAAATTGAATCATGGACAATTATTGCTGATCAAGAGGGTCAAGTTCAGTTTGATATTAGTAAAGTTGATTTTGCTAATTTTCCAAATTTTTCATCTATATGTGGTTCAGAAAGACCAACTTTAGGTGATATTGGACAAGGAACAACACAACGTATAAATCAAGATACGTCACTCTCCACATGGAATACTGCACTGAATGCTGGAGACATTTTACAATTTAAAATTGTATATGCTATAAATATACAGAGGTGCGTAGTTTCAATGAAGCTAGCACTTTAATAAATAACAGTAACATAGGAAAAGATCACGAGGAGTAAACTTAAATGGCACTGCTAGTTACCGATCAGGGTGAGATTGATTCACTCCGCACCTTATTAAATGCGACACACGAAATTCCAAGGAACTTGGTATTGAAACTGTATACAGGACCTACCACAGCACCTACGGAACAGGATGTACCTTCTGCAACGAAGTACTTTGAACCATATAATGCTAGTAATAATAGCGGATATGGATCTGCACCTACTACAGGATATCCTTCAGTTGTTAATAACAGAACTGAAGAAAACCAAGATTTTACTCAAAACTATGGTATACTCCTAAATGGTAACCGTTGGACAGTTGCTACTACATCATCACCTGTTGCTACTCCTACAATCTCAGGTACAGTTGGTACATATCAAATTGTTGTTTCTACTAACGCAGATATTAAAAAAGGTGACTATGTAACCACTGCTGCTGGCATTCCTTTAAACACTTTTGTTGTTGATATTGACGGTAACAATATTGAAATAAGTCAAAAATTAACTGCTACTATTGCTAGTGGTACAGCAGCTTCTTTTGGTAGAGGAAGAACAACTGCAACATATCCTGAAGAAATTTTTACATTCTCTGGTGCTGCTGGTGATGTTTATGGTTACTATCTAGCACGTGCTAATAACATGCCTGTTACATTGAGTGGTGTTGTTGATGGTGGATCTGTTGCTGCTGTTGGAACTTCTGTTGAAAAAGCAGAGTGTAAAGGAGTTATTGGTAATAACTATGTTGAGTTAAAAGATACTACTGTTGTTAGTGCTATTAGTTCTGGTGCTCAAAATGGATTTACTATTACAGTTGCTTCTGGATCTGGTGTTAAAACAGGTCAGGTAGTTACTGGTACAAATATTCCATCAGAAACACGTGTTGTTGGTGTTGATACTAATGACATTTATCTAGATAAACCTATCACAGGTGGTAATGCTTCTGGTAACGCTACTTTTAAAGTAAATGTTGCTGAAGAATTGACTGTTGGACAAGCAGTTTCTAAGACAGGTGGTGGTGGACAAGGAGGTCCTGATGCATTTCCTGCAAGCACAGTTATTACAGGTATTGATTTTGCAACTAAAGCTGGTGAGCAAGGACCACGTGTTTATCTAAACAATCAACTTACAGATAACATTGGTACAGCAAGTAGTAATGACAAAGTAGATTTTGATTATTCAGTTATGACAACAGATCCTAGTGGTAGTGCTGTTGATCATAATCTAAATCCTGGCGATGTTATTTACATTGGACAAGGAACTACAAGTACAATTACTGCACAACATTACACAATTCATACTGTTCCTACTAACAGTACATTTACTACTACACCTGCTCTTTCAGGAACTGGAGATGCTACATTGTACTCAAGTATATTCTTTGCAGAACAATTTACAAATGGTCCTTACAGTATTCAAAACAACGGTGACCAAATTAAGGTTACTCTAAATGTCAGCCTAGACTAATTATACATAGGGTGTACCCAATTTATATTTTTAGTTTGTGGGGGTTGCGATTTGCGACCCCTTTTTTATTGGATTATTAGGTTGCGATGCGTTACAATTATAAGTCATCGGGAATATTATCTAAAATCATCTTTGAGCACAAAGATGAAACAATCTCTAGCCAAAGTAATACAGTAGTTACCGAATATAACTACAAACAAGCATTAACACAAAGAATTGAAGAAGTTAATTATGGAACCGTTGGAAATTATGGATCAGAGGGAATAGGATCTAATACCACAGATGGAAAGGGTGGAATATTAATAGTTGGTGAGAGAGGAAGAAGTTTTATTTCTGGTTCAGCAGTAACATTTCCAAATGTTGTTCCTTACACAAATATTAATTGTTCTGGTGGAATTTGTATATTTTCATATGAATCTGGAGTTGTTTCTGATACAGTAGGATTGCATGGTCCTAGCACAGTTGATGATCTTGGAAATAGAACTATTGGATCCTTTACTAGTGTCAGAGATCATCAATCATTATTCAGATTTAATAATGCTGATGAAAGAAGAACTTATGTTTATGATGCAAATGTATTTGATGAATTTACTGAACTAGATTATGGTTTAATTACAAATACGCATAATTTTGCAGAGGATAATGGATTAATAACTGGTCTTGATCAGGTTACTAGAATTGATCACGGATTTATTTGGCGTACAAGATCAGAAAGAGCATTTGGATTCGTTAAGACAATTGGTGAGGCTGAGGCAAAAGCAACTAATGCATGGGTAGGTGAAGGAAAAATCACGATCTTCAGTAAACAAGAAGGTCTTAATGTATATGGTTACATTGTTGATGGATCAGTCCCGCCATTCCAATTCGCTGGTATTGCAGATCAGAACTTCTCCCCATCTCCAAAAGGAGGGGGAGAAATTCTGCTGTCTGGAGTAGTTGCAGAAGTTTACGAACCAGCTGGCGAATTACTTGAAGGATCATTATTTACATTTTCTGGTGCAGCAGAATGTGCTACCTTCAATCCACAAGAAAGACAAATGCTCTTCTCCTTTACAGGTGAAGGACATCATAGTAATACAGACATCGCTTCAGGATCTGGTAACTTATTTGCCTTTGGTGGATTATCAGAATCTACTCTTGTTTCAGAACTTGCGAGAGGATTATTTACACTTACTGGAACAAGTAAAACATATTACACTCCTCATATTGAGGGAACTGGAACAATTCCAATACTTGAAGGTGCTGCTGAATCTCTTACCTTCAATCCCACAGAAGAACAAATATTGTTCTCTGTTCATGGACTTGTTACAGAAAAACACACAGAAAAATATATTGGTTCTGGTGAAATCAGAAAATTATCTGGTTCTGCTGAATCAATTCTTTGGTCTGCTCAACATACTACAGGTCTTTACAAGATTACTGGAGATTCTGTTACTAGAAAATCTGATAGTTACCTTGGATTTGGTTCACTTAGAAAACTCAGTGGATCTTCTGAATCTCTCACATTTAATCCAACAGAAGAACAAATGCTCTTCTCATTTGTTGGACAAAGACTTAGTGAGAAACATACTGAATCTTATGTTGGATCAGGAAGAATTAGAAATCTTGCTACACTTGAGGCAGAGAAAACAGTATTTGATTATGTTGGATCTGGTTCATTTAAATTACATCCAAGAAAACCAGAAATATATCAACTATCACAACTTGGAGAATTTACTCTTGATTACTATGATCTTTACAACGGATATATTAATCTTGGTTATCTTGAATTCTATGATCAAGCAAATACCCAAATTGGTTATACACAACTTCAATGGTTAAATCTAGAAGAAGGTCACGAAAAACATACTGAAGCGTATAATAACTCTGCATGTGTAGAAGGTATAGAACTTGATTACGGATTTATTATTGATCCTAACGCTCCAGCTACTTGTATAACAGTTAGTGGTACTATTACCACTAATACTACTGCATCAACTGGATGTACTAAAGTTGCACCAGGAACCATACTTGCAATTGCTCCTCCAAACGCATATGCAATTCCTCCTTCAATAACAACGCCAAATAATATTGAAGATTATGGTCTCGTATCTGAACCTAACTTTAACGAAAGAGAAGATTACGGACACATACTTGATAGTCTTTCTAAAGTATGTCCATACGGTGCATTTGACATTACTGGTACAGCAACAACATTCTTTGTTGAAAATATTGTTTCTACTGGTATTAGTGTTAGTGGTAGAGCTACTATTAACATATTTGGTAAAGGTGATACATTCTGGACACCTCCTTACTTTGGATCTGGATTTGCAAGAATTACTGGAACTCTTGATGAATCCTTTACACCTGCAACTGAAATTGGATCTGGTAACTTATTTGCCTTTGGTGGATTATCAGAATCCACATCTATTGGTGCTGTTTCTGGTGGATTGTTTAGATTCAGTGGAGATGTATTTGCACTATTCAGTTTACAGCATTTTGGATCTGGTGGATTCAGATTTATTGGAGATGCTTCTACTCCAAGAACAAGAACTTATGTTGGATCTGGTTCATTAAGAAAACTAAGTGGTTTAGCAGAATCTGTAACATTCAATCCACTAGAAAAACAAATGCTCTTCTCCTTCCTTGGAGAAGGAAAGGAAAGTTTTGTTGCAAATCCTCCAGAAGAAGGAGCAGAAGTTCGTTTACGTGGAACATCAGAAGATCCTTTACTTGCATATGCAGAAGAATCATCTGGAACAATTTTCATATCTGGTATTGGTGGAACGGACAGAACAAGAGCGTTTGTTGGATCTGGTTCTCTAAGAAAACTAAGTGGTGCAGCAGAATCTATTACATTCAATCCAGAAGAAAAACAATTACTGTTCTCTTTTACAGGATCTGTTACAGAAAAAGTTACTGCCAATCCTCCAGAAGAAGGAACAGAAATACGGATATTTGGAGATGCGATTCCAAAGGTCAGATTCCAAGAAGATGTTTTTGGAAGAATTCCTATATCTGGCGAGGGAATTGTCAAGCAAACCAAACCATTTATTGGCTTTGGTTCACTCAGGAAATTATCTGGTGCTGCCGAAAGTATTACGCTCAATCCAGACGAAGAACAAATTCTATTCTCATTTGCAGGTAGAGGAGAGGAAAGAAGATCTTCATCTGAGATTGCAACTGGTATATTATTTACCTTTGATAGTGCAACTGTTGTATCAGCGATTGCATACGAAACTACTGGTCTCTTCAGATTTAGTGGTGATGCTAGAGCTGTTCAAGTTCCAAGATACAAAGGTAGTGGTTCGTTTAGAAAATTTGGCGGTGCTGCTGAATCATCTACAGTCAATCCACAAGAAAGACAATTATTATTCTCCTTTACAGGTAAGGGTGAAGAAAACAAATCTACCACAGAAACAGCATCTGGAAATATTAGATTATATCCAGAAGCATTAGATATTAGATTTATTCCTAATTGGAATTCTATTGGTGGACTCAAACTTTATATTGATTCATCTCATAGAATTGCTGCTGATTACATCGGTTCTGGTAGCTTCAAAAAACTTGGTGGTGCTGCTGAATCTCTTACATTCAATCCTACTGAAAAACAATTACTCTTCTCCTTTACAGGTCAATCTTCTGAAAGTAGACTTGCTAGAGAAATTAGTAAAGGTGGAACTCTTAGACTTAGGGGAGTTGCCAGAGATATATTGGTTCCAAATAATATTGGTTCTGGTAATATCTTTATCACTGGTGATGCTACCACAGTTAGAGCAAGAGATTTTGCAGGATCTGGTTCACTTAGAAAATTATCTGGTGCAGCAGAGTCTAGAGCAATTGATATCACTACACTTCCATCCTTACTTAGGATTAATGGAGATGGTGACATTGCTCGTAGCAGACCTTACATTGGATCTGGATCTCTTAGAAAACTTAGTGGTGCTGCTGAATCTCTTACCTTTAATCCAGATGAGAAGCAAATGCTCTTCTCATTATTGGGTCAAGCTACAACCACGAGAGCAAGAGATAAAGTTGGTCAAGGAACAGTTAGGACACTTGGAGATGTCATTGATAAATTCTCTCCAATTTATATTGGTTCTGGTACAACAAGGATTCTTGGAGATGCAACTGTTGTTAGAACAAGAGACTTTGTTGGATTTGGTTCTCTTAGAAAACTTAGTGGTGCTGCTGAGTCTCTCACTTTCAATCCTCTTGAAAAACAAATGCTATTCTCCTTTACTGGAGAAGGTGTTCAAGCAAGAACTGCAAGACTTATCAGTCAAGGTGGAACTCTTGCAATCAGAGGAACATCAGGAGATCCATTACTCACCTTTGCAGAACAACCAAGAGTTGAAATTGATATTACAGGAGATAGTATTGATCTCCGTGTTCACGCATATCAAGGTTCTGGAAGAATATCAAATGTTAATAACGCAGATGATTCGTTTATACGTGCTCCTTACATTGGAAGTGGTAACCTCACAATTTCTGGTATCGCACTCATACAAGTACAACTCTTCCAACCACCGTTTACTCAGGTCTGGATTATCTAAGACATAAATATACTTTGAAAGATAGTGCGTAGACGAAATGACCACGCAGGTACAGTTTAGAAAAGGCAATACATCAGAACACGCACAGTTTACTGGTGCAAATGCTGAGGTAACTGTAGATACTCAAAAAAAGACTGCTGTTGTACATGATGGCAGTGATGTTGGTGGTTTTGAACTCCAACGAGCGAGGTGGGAAATTAAAAATACCAATGGTAGTTTAGTTTGCGGATTACGTTATCTAATTGATACATCAAGTTCAGCATTAACTCTTACAATGCCTTATGAGTCTAACGGAATAGTTCCTCATGTTGGTGATATGTTGGAACTTGTTGACTTCAAAGCAACTTGGGGAATAAATAATGCTAGCTTGGAAGTAGCTACTGGAAGTAACCAAATGTTTTTAAATAAATTTGGAAATATAGATAACTGCTTTACTCTTGATGTAACTGGACTTTATGTTCAATTTATTTGGGACGGAACTTACTGGAGGATCTTAGCGTAATGTCTTTATATCTTAGTGCAAGTACAGGAGAAACACAACAAACTGTTGCTAACTCCAATGATTTTACAGTTCATGCTTTACGAAGAGATTCGGAAGGTATGCTGTACTATACAGTAGCAAGGTCTACTGAAGATGCAGTTTTTGATTTTCATAGATTAGACGGTGAAGAATACACAGATTTTCTTCAAGGTACTGAGTATGTCACTGCTAATGCAGGACCAAAAGCATTATTTAATGACCCAGATGATAAGTACCAACAATTTAGGTTTGACTTTAGAAGAATAACCTATTTCATTGACGATGAGGGTTACTTAGTCGCAAGACTAAATAAAGCATATGATCACACAACTAACGGACCTAAGTAGGATTTTTACAAATGGCAGATTTTAGACTCGGCAGACTTAAGTTTAATTGGAAGGGTAATTGGACTACTTCCACTGCTTTCGTCATTGACGATATCGTCAAGTACGGTGCAAATGCATATGTATGTACAACGAACCATACATCAGCATCAAATGAGAATTTATTTTATTCATCTGATCTTAGCAACTGGTCGCTTCACACAGAAGGGGTTGTTAGTAAAGGAGATTGGGTTGCAACTACTTGGTATAAAGTAAATGATGTTGTTAAGTATGGTAATTCACAATATCGTGTTACTACTGGACATACATCAGGTGCTACTTTTTCCGATACTAATTTCGCTACTTACTTAGAGGGTCTAAAATTTGAAGATAGTTGGGTCGCTTCAACAACATATCAAATTGGTGATATTGTAACTTTCAGAGGATATACTTATTCTTCAAAAACAAATCATACTGGTCAAACAGCAACACCAAACTTAGATACTACTAACTGGGTTGTTGTTACAACTGGTTTCTCTGCTCAAGGAGATTATTCAACTTCAACAGCATATGCTCCAGGTGATGTTGTTAGATATGGTGGTTATTCATACGTTTGTACAGTATCTACAACAGGTAATCCTCCAACAGCAACAGCATATTGGAAACTTTTAGTTGAAGGATTTAAGTGGACTGGTGCTTGGTCTGCTTCAACAGTGTATCAAAAAGGTGACATTGTTAACAGAAACTCAAACACATATATCTGTATAACTTCTGGAACTACTGGTGCTGCACAAGCTCCTGAATTAGATACGAACGGTAACTACTGGAATTATATTGCACAAGGTGGTGCTGCTGCACAGGTTCTTCAAGAAACTGGTGACTTACTTTATCAGGCTGCTGGTGGTATTAACAGAATTGCACTTCCATCTGGATCAACTGGTACTGCTGCTGAACAAGCAGCTGCAAGTGGAAAAGTTCTGACAGTTGGTGGTTCTCCCTTACTTCCAAGATGGGAAAATAACAACACAACACCTAGTGTTTATTATGTTGCTGAAACTGGAGACGATACTAATAATGGTCTTCAAATTTCTAGAGCATTCAGAACTGTTCGTTATGCAATGGATTATATCACTGCATTAACGGGAAATTTAAAACCAAGTGCTACAAATCCAATTAGTGTATATGTTAAAGCTGGTCTTTACGAAGAAAGTCTTCCAATTCATATTCCTGCATTCGTTTCTCTTATTGGTGATAATATTAGAAACACAATTATTAAACCAATTGCAGGTAATTCAGATCAGATAACAATAACAGTTGATGCATTAACTTCATTTAGAAGAGGTGATACTGTAGAGAATGATACTGGAACTAAGCAACTCAAAGTTTTAGATGTCAATGCTGCTAAAACCGAAGTAATCGGTCTGATGGTATCAGGTGGACTATGGACAACTAGCGACAAGTATGTTGATGTTTTATCTAATAAACATGGAGATGCTTCAGATTTACTTACAAGCAACGCAGAATTCCTTGCTCATGAAGCATATCATCGTCATGTAGCAAACAATGGTGCTGTCAGTGGTACAGAAGCAACTGTTAAATCTCGCCTACAAGCACTTGTTGCTGATTTTGCTTACAACATGAAGTCAGGTGGTAACAATAAAGTATTTGATTATGGTACTGCATATGTTGGTGGTTCTGCTATCACAGGAAATGCTGGACAAGATAGTATACTTGTTGGATATCTTGATACTGTTGGTGCAGAAGTAATTCAAAGTGATACTGTAACTAAATCTGCTGGTAACACAAAGAACCAAACAATGTTTGGGGGAACAAATGATCCTAGCAGTCCTAAGTGTGCTACACAGACAGCTGCTCTTAATACATTTGCTACAATCATCACTACTGCCATTACCAATGGCAACATGAATCATGCAACCAGTACAAATGGTTACAAAGCAATCTCAGCTGTTACTAATCAGATAAACAGCGAATCAACAATGATTTATGTTGCAACACATAACATTGTTAAAGACTTAGTTATGGAAGGAATGACAGGATTCGTTCCTAGCGGTTCTAATGATAAAGACATTGTAGGTTCTACTACAAAGGGTGTTTACATAAGACTTGATCCCGCTTCACCAATTACTAGATCACCTTACATTCAAAACTGTTCTGCAATTGGTGGTGCTGCTGTTGGTGCGTTGATTGATGGAGATGCTCATGCACACTTTGACGGGTCTCCAACCCCTTCATTTAAGTCAATGTGTTTTGATGCCTATACACAGGTGTTAGAAGGCGGTGTAGGGTTCTGGTGTAAGGGTACAGCAGCTGCTGAGGTTGTGTCCTCCTTCACATATTATGCACACATCTCTTACATCTCTACTGGAGGTGCTAGAATACGTGCTGTATCTGGTAACTCTTCTTATGGTAAGTATGGTTGCTTATCAAGAGGATTTGATGCTGGTGAGACAACAGTTGATGGTACAGTTGGTGGTTTAATGCTAACTACAGATCCACAAGGTTCTTCTAGTGGTTCATTCCAAGTAAATGAAAGAATCAGTGGTGGTACATCAGGTGCTATTGGTGAACTAAGAAGTGATCAATCAGTTACATCACAAAGAATTTATTATATTCCAATTAAAGGAACATTCTCACAGGGTGAACTAATTACTGGTGCTACATCAAGTGCTACAGCAACTCTTGTTAATAACACAGATGCTGTTAGAGGTCAATTAGGATTCCTTGTTGTTACTGAAGGTTTATCATACGCTCCAGACCAAGGTGGTTCTGTTGAGTATGTTGATAATGGATCTAACAATGATGCAGGATCATATGTTATCTCTAGTTCTAGTTACTCTGCTCCAGATGGACGTGGTAATTTAGTAGTAACTAGAGGACAATTAGGAAGTAGTGCTGCTGCACATGATGGTACTTCAACAATTGCTTGGTGGGATAATGTAGGAACAACTGCAACAATTCAAGCAAACATTACACAAGGTGCTTCATCTCCACATGATGTCACAGTTGATACTGTGTCAGGAATGGTTATTGGTGCTAATGTCATTATTGGTAATGAGATGTTTGAGGTTGTATCATTCCCAACAGCGTCATCTGTTAGATTGAATCGTGCTCAGGAAGGTACAAGTGCAGCTGCACATAACTCTGGTGCTACAATTACAATCCTACAACAGAAGGTTGCTTCTCAGGATGAGGTTATAGCAGACTTTGATAACTCTGTAACAACTATTCGTGTTAAGGCAGCAGGTATTGGTTTTGCTGCTACTGACTACGTTAAGATTGATAATGAGTTTATGAAGGTTACTTCTGCTTCTGCGGATGCAACAGGTATTACAATCCTTCAATTTGCTGATGAGAAAACAATTGGTGCTGGTAATGGTCAATCATTCAAGACTCGTTACAAGTATTCACAGGTACGTCTAACTGCACATGACTTCCTAGACGTTGGTACAGGAAATAGAGCACAAACAAACTGGCCGTTCTTACCTAATCAGGTTAATGTTCCTTCACAAGAAATTGACGAAGATCGTCCAGGTCGTGTTTACTACGTCTCTACTGACCAAGATGGTAACTTTGCAGTTGGTAAGTTCTTCAAGGTTGAACAGGCAACTGGTAAGGCAACTCTAGACGCTTCTGCGTTTGACTTAACTGGTCTATCATCATTAAGATTGGGTTCTATTGGTGCTCAGTTAGGTGCTTCTATTAATGAATTCTCAACAGACGGAACTCTTTCACAAAATAGTGATGTCAAATGTCCTACACAAAAAGCGGTTAAGACATATGTTGATAACCTAAGTTCTGTTTCTGGTAACCTTACTATTGGTGGTGACTTAACAGTCCAAGGATCTACAACAACAGTGGATTCAGTTGCTGTTATAGCAAAGGATCGTAACATTGAACTTGGTTCAGTTAATTCTGGATCTTTCACTGGTGATATTACACAAGGTTCTAATCAGATTACCAATGTAAGTGATACAAGTAACCTTGCACCAGGCGTTGTTGTTACACTAACAAGTGGTGGTGGTAACGTAACACTTACTGGCACTGTTAAAGTTTCTACTTTAAGTGGAAATACTGTAACACTTGATTCATCATTCGGTGGATCTGGATCTGCTACTGGTGCTACATTCGGTGCTGGTGGTGCTACAGATGTTACCGCCAATGGAGGTGGTATCACCTTGAAGGGTACAACCGACAAGACATTCAATTGGTCAGATACTTCTGATTGTTGGATCTTATCTGAGAATATGGATATTGCTTCTGGTAAGGGATACCATATTAATAATACTAGTGTTCTAACTGCTACTACAGTGCTTGGTAAGACAATTGGTGGAACAGCAGCTGGTGATATTGTTGATCTTGATTCTGCACAGTCTCTGTCTAATAAAACTCTTTCTGGTGCAGTATTAACTGGAACATTAAGTGCTGGTGGTGGTACTGGTACTAATGGTCAGTATTTACAAAGCACTGCTAGTGGAGTTCAATGGGCAACGGTTTCTATAGATCCTACCAAGATTGTTCATGGTAACTCAGAAGTTTCAATTGCAAACAACTCTGACATCACATTAAAAACAGGTGGTGGTAATACAGCAACATATGATACATCTGGAAATCTTACAATTCCTGGATCTCTTACTGCTGCTGGAATAACAGTTAATGGAGGATTTGTTAGAGCACAACTAAAAGAAAGAGTTGCAGATTCTGGTAGTGGTATAAGTGGTAACTTTGACTTTAATCTTGGTACATATCAAGTGTATCATTTCCGTGGAGATGCTTCTTCTGACTTCGTTGTTAACTTCAGATTTGATGCTAGTAATGCGTTAACATCAAATGTTCTTTCTGGTGAATCTGTAACCGCAACTCTTATCACAAAAAATGGTGGTACTGCTAGGAAGTTAACTGATGTTACTATTGATGGTAGTAACGTGAGTGAAAGATACTTAGGTGGTTTTGGAGCTCCTACTGGAACTACAAATGCATACGATGTATATACATTTACATTGATTAAAGATGATCCAGGTAACTGGAATGTTTATGTTTCTTACAACTACTACACAACATAAGGAGTAGAATATGGCACAACATAGAGCTGGTCAAGCAATCATGGGTCACGCCATGCCTAACTCCAGAGGTTCAAATGCTTCTGGAAAAAATAGGTGTGGTCTGTGGTCAAGATCTAGAATCATTACTCATGGGTACACAGGTGGTGGTTATAAAGATTCTAGTCCTTGGAAAAATGTAAATAGAACACAACATAATAATGATTCATCATCTGATTTAGGTGATATCATGAGTAAAAATATGGCATATGGTGATGGTGGTTCTAGTGATACTCATTTTTATGTTTTTGGTATGGATAATAGTTTCTCTGGAACTAACAATGATGTCTGGAGAATGCAGATGAGTACTGAGTCAGGTACTAGCATGGATGATACTATGGGAAGTGATAAAGAAGACTTAGGAGTATTCATAGATTATCACCATGCAGGAGGAAACCTTTACACTAACGGTGGTAGTAATAATACTGTTGATAAGTTTGCCATGAACAATCATGCTCGTAGTGCTGCTTCTAGTTCTGCTAATGGTGGGCATTATACCGCTTCTTGCCAAGGTCAATATAGAGGATGGACAAGTATTGATAGTGCTAAAGAGTATTATACTTTTGCTACTAACACTTGGAATTCTTGGACTGGTACAGTACCAGGAACTAATGGATGGGGTAAAGCAAACTCAGGTTATTTGGGTAATTTTTATATGAAAAACCAAGGAAACTGTGGAGAATCTATTTGTAAACATAATGATACTACAGGTGCTCAGATTACCACATATAATGTAGATTACTCTGGTGAAGAAAATTATCAACAAGGAACATATAAAGGTTATTGTTTAGGACATTATGATGGTTCTCAGAATAATGAATCATATAAAATGAGTTACACCTCTGACACCTTTCAAATGATGAGTTCTTTGGAACCTGTTGGACATGCTGGAATGTCTTCTGCTGGTATGGGACATGCATGTAATTTCGTAAATACAACCTATGGTGTTACTCCACCTTCTTACTAAAGATACAAAAGATTTTAAAGATGGCTATAAAATATTTTAACATACACTTAGATGACTTACCAGAATCATGGCGTAATGGTAGTACTACACCATTGACCATGCATAATTCTAAAGTGTGGTTTGCTATATGTGGTTGTGAAGAATCAGATTATGATGCTGTTATTGAACCACTTAAAGCTTCTAAACCCATTACAGATATAGTAGATGAAGATACTGCCCGTATAGCAAGTCGTTGTTGGGGTGACGTTAGGGAAAAAAGAAGTGTGTATCAAGGAGATAGTGATGTTGATAGATATTCAGATGGAACTCCTGGAAAAATTAAAATAGAAATTACTGATGATATGAGAGCAAAAACTCTCACAGTAATGAAACAACATGCTAAAATGCTAGTTCAACTGGCAATTGATAGTGGTGATAGTGATCCGTATAACTCAGAATTATTGACGGACATTGAAAATAGTGCTACTATAACACAAATAAATATAATATATGAAAACTTTCTTGGAGCAGGACTTCCAAGAAAAGATGCCACTGATTTGAATTTGTATGAAAGCGATGGACACACCAGAAAATATACTACGACGAGAAACAAACCGTCTTTCCTCTAGTAGATCTGCACTTGATGAATGGATAATTGATCACTCTTCCAATGCTCCTTTTGGACAATCAGAATATCAATGTCGTAATTTTGTCGTGGAATCACATCCAACAAAATATTCTGCCATTAGACAAGCTTGTTTAGAAATAAGTACTAGAGAACAAGGAATAAAGAAAATAGTAATTGCTAAAAGAAAGAGTGATATTAGGATAAAACTTTTAACAAAAGATAAAGAAGCAGAACCTGATGAGTTAAGGAAAGAATTAATACAATGTGAAATTGATTTAGAATGGATTGATAATAAAGTATGGGAGAAAAAACTTCTTCAAGGTTATCAAGAGCAAGGTTATTTCTTGAGTTATATCAAAGAAGAATGTGGTGATAATCAGGAAGAGATTTTAAAATCATTAAGTGGCAATAAAAAAGAAGAAGATAAGTATTGGATTGCTAGAATGGCAAAACAATCTGCTGTTGATATGATTTCAACTGGAACAATTAATGCAGGAAATGTAGAGTCTATTCTTCAAATGCCAGAAAAGCATCAACATGGAGTACTCAATGCTGCAATGAGATATAGTGGTGTTGTTGCATCTGGAATTGATCATTTAAGAGAACAATCACAATCAGAAATTAAATATCTTGATAAAGATACTAGCACTAGAAGTAAACTATTGACAGATTACTCTGACCTAAAGGATGAATAAGGTTT